ACGACCATCGCCTTCTCGATCTCCGCCTCCAGCACACGCTCAGCCTTGTAGTACCCCAGGTGCATGAACGGCTGACCCTTCGTGCCGGGGTGGCGGACGTAGCGGAACGATACCTTCACCCCCTTCCGCGAGCGCCATCACAGCACCGACCTCGGCGATCGTGTTCGTAGCGGTTACCGACACCGAGATGGTAACGCCGGCTAGGCGGAAGCGCAGAAGCCCCGAGACAGACCACGTGCCGGCGATGAGGATCGTGAGCGTGGCGGCGGCACCGGCCTCGGTGGAGGCGGCGATCCAAAGATCCACGCTAGGCACGGTCAACGCCGCGTACCCCATCATGGCGAGCTGCGAGCCGGGGCCCGCTTGCGCGTCGAGGTAGTCGATGTCGGTGACCTTGATTGGCGTCGTGTTCACGACCATCGCACCGGCGGCGGTCTTCTTGCCGACGAGCAGGCACTTGAGGCGCTGACTCGCGGCGCTGACGGCGCCTGCGGCGAGCAAGATCTTGGCGATGTAACGGGGGACTTTGTAGCTGGGCGAGATGCCCGTGTTGCCGATCGACATCTCATGCCTCCGTGTTCTTGGCGAGCTTCACCGAAGGGGTGAGCTGAGCCTGTTTGCTGGTGACGGGAACGGGCGAGGTTGCGCCGCGTTCGGTGGGTGTGCGGGGGATCTCGCCGATCGAGGCGCTCTTGTCGGGGCCGTTCTCGTCACCCTTCAAGTCCTGCCAGTACGCGAGCGCCTTGGCTTTCTCCGCGGCCAGTGCCGCGTCCGGGTCGAGGAATGAGGAGTTGGGGCCGAGAACGAAGCCGCAAGCCTTGGCATCCGCTTCCTCGCACACGATCAGCTCACCGGCGTTGATCGCGGTGGAGATCTCCGGCGTAAGCACCACGCGCTTGCGCATGCTCTTCTTCTCGCCCAGCGGATAGTAGAACCGGTTCTTGCCCGTGTCCTGCGACGCGACGAGATCTTGCAGCGCGCCAATGAACAATCCGGGCAATCCAGCGCCCACAACGCCCTGCGGAACGCCGTCCTTGTCGAGCGCGATGTAGGGGTTGGGGATGACCTCGATGATCTTCATTTGCCGCTGTCCTCTCTATGTTGTCAGACGTATGTGAAAGCGCTGGTCAGCGTCTTCGCGACGCCGCCGGGTGCTTGTGTAACGGTGATGTCGACAATACCAGCAGCGTGCCCCGGGGCACGCGCGATGATCGTGGACTCATCCACGAACTGAACGAGCAGCGACTGCGTCGCACCAAACGCGACGGTCATGCCGTCGATGAACTGCGTGCCCGTGATCTCGACGTCCGTGCCGCCAGCGATCGGGCCCGTCGCGGTATCGATGGACACGACCGACATCAGGAACTGCGGGTCGAGCACGTCCAGCGTGGCCCCCTCGTCGAGACCGGTGACGTTGCGCGTGGGGAGCTTGATCGTATGGTTGGCGGATGTGAGCGCGCTGTACCCGGTCGCGTTGACCGCGGGGATGCCGGACTTGCCCAAGGTCTCTTGGGACTCGATGGTGAAGAAGATGCACTCGAACGGGGCGCGATCTCCGCGCCCGTCTTCGTTGGCGATGATGAGCTTGTGCGCGCGAGTCTGGCCTAACCGGCACTTCATGAAGCCGAGCTGGTGCAGGAGCACAGAGCCGTAGTCTTCGGGCTGGAAGTACGTGTCCCCGGCAACGATCCACGCCGGGTGGCGCCCCTGGCCGATCGCGCCGGTGAGGCTCTTCTTGAGACCGTTGCGGATGCCCGCGCGTGCCGCGCGGTTCTCGAAGGTCGCGGGCGGCGGCACCCACAAGGCGTTGAACCCGCCCTCGTCCACGACAAGGTCCTGTGAGATGTGGGAGATGCGGCCGTTGTCGTCCGCGCGCCACATGTAAAGGGCGGGGGTCTTGTTCGTGTCGAAGTCTTCAAGGTCCGGGTCATGCGCGAAGACGTACGCCACCGGAAGCGGGTCGGCCGCGCAAACCGCGCCCCACGCCGCACCTAGGTCGGCGTTGATCACGGTCATGCAGAAGTCCAGCAGTATGTCGAGTGCGGGATCTGTAACCGCAGCGCCATCATCGGGCAACGGCGCGGGCAACGACAGGAGGCCAAAGAGATCTGCGCTCATCGGTTGAGGAACTCCTGCGCCACGACCATCGCCTTCTCGATCTCCGCCTCCAGCACACGCTCAGCCTTGTAGTACCCCAGGTGCATGAACGGCTGACCCTTCGTGCCGGGGTGGCGGACGTAGCGGAACGATACCTTCACCCCCTTCCATACGAAGGAGAGGAACGGGTTGCCGTGGATCTCGTGCGCTCGCGTCGGGTACTCCACCAGCGACGCGTGGAGTGCGCCCGCGCGGATGTACCCGACGAACGTGTCCCCGCGCCACCCCTCAACAAAACCCACGATAGATCGCGACAACTCCCCGGTGCGGTTCTTGTAGGTGTGCTCGCTCTTGATGGCCGCGGCACCGGCGGCCACCGCGATGCCGACGGCGCGACCAACGCGCTGGCGGATGATGCTCATGGCGCCACCCCAGAGCTTCTCGGTCTCGGCGGCGAAGCCGCTAACGTCCACCGTGAACATCGTGCCTTGCGCGCTCCGTTCCTACGAGAAGTCGCCCATCTTGCCCCAACGTGTTTCGCGGTCTGCCTCCTCGGTGGCCGAGGAATCGGCGGGGAACACCGCCGTCGGATCGTCCCAGGACGAATCCGGGGTAGCGACCCCGCCCTGTGTTCCCCCGCCCAGAGACGTCTTGCCGTCGCGTAGCCTGGCCAGGTCCTTGTCAACCTGCTCCATGAGCTTGACCCAGTCCTGCCGCATCACTTCGGGGTGCCGTTGGCAGGCAAGTGCAACGGCGGCATCCAAAGCCAGCCGTGTTACTTCGTCAGGTAGTATCTTACCGGTGAGAAGCTCACCGGTGGCCTGGTCGAACAGCGCTTCGATCTTGGCCGTGAACAGGTCCATAGGCTCCAGGTAGCTACGCACCTTTGCCGACGCATCGGCACGCAACCTGTTCACGGGGTTGGTGTCGGCGTTGCCGTCCGCGTCGTCGTCGTAGAGCCGCTTGACCCGCTTCGCACTGATACGCGCTTCAAACTGCGCCTTCGTGAAAAAGAAGATCATGACCGGCTCCTAGTTGACAACGTGGGGTCAGACCGCGAGCGATACGCACTCGCCGATCGCTTCCGCCTGCGCGAAAGTAAGATCCACGAGTCCGCCCGGTTCGGTGAGCACGCCGTTGCAGTGCAACGAGCCGTACTCCCACACGACGTACATCGCCTTGCCTACGTGCGCGGCTTTCTCCCGCATCACGGCGGCAGCGGTGGATGCCGCGGCTTGCACTGCTTCGCGTTTGGCGCGCTCGCTGTTTGGTTTGGGGTTGCGCCCGAAGCGCTTGTGGTACCCGCTCGCGTCGTAGCCGGCTTCGGTGTACTCGTCGAACGTTGGAACCTGCGGCTCCTTGTCGTTCGGCGCGTCCTCACCGAACTCGTCGTCGAGCGCGCCGGCACCAGGCTCGATCGCGGGAAGTAGATCTGCTTCCGGGAACGGGTCGGTCGCCGCGTCGTCGATGACGGGCGTGCTCGCCTCCGCCGGTGAAACCGTAGTCTCGTCGGCGGAGGCGGCGGCGGCTGAGCCTTCCTTCTTTGACTTGGCCATCTGGGTTACGCGCTCGTGGCGGCCTTGATGATGTAGCCGCAGTCGCCCGCGACGATCTTGGCGTCTTCGGACACACCCACCTTGGCGTAGTTGCCGCCCGTCTTGCCGACGCGCGGGTCATACCACTCGGTGGTGACGGGGTCGCCGTTCATGCGGAACAACGAGCAGAAGTGCGCGCTGCGCTTGGTCGCTCGGCGTGCGACGCGGACCATGCCGAAGTCCAGGCCCCAGATGCGCGAGAAGCTCGCGGTCTGGCCCTGGTTCGCGGTCTGCTTGCGGGCCGCGCCCACGAGCAGGTCGGTGAAGCCGAAGAGGTTGGCCAGCTCCGTGCGCTGGGCGATGCCCTCGCGGCTGTACTTGAGCAGGTCGAGGATGTGCGGGTGACGCGACAGGACGTTGAAGACCTGGAGCGAGCAGTAGGCCATGAGGTCGGTCTGACCGCGGCCCATGAACAGCGCGGCCTTGCCGACCTGGATGTCCTTGATCGGGTTGCCGCCCGCGCCCGAGTCCCACTGGTCGGCGCCCGCGAGCGTGACCGTGTTGCCTGAGAAGTTCGCGGCCGTCGTGAGGATCGACGCAAGGCGAAGCTCGCGCTTGAACGCGATGCCCTCGTTGATGGCGTCGACCAGGTCCATCATCTCGTCGAAGATCGGGTCCTGGTTCGAGAGCGTCTCGTTGCTCACGAAGTTCTGGAAGCCGAAGTCCTTGACCGAGTAGTTGTCGCTCGTTCGCGACTCGTCCAGCTCGTTCGCGTGGGTGCGCGCACCCAGCGCGTCATCCGGGTACTCGAAGCGTTCGCGCTTCGGGTAGACGGCGAAGACGTTGGACCGCTTGTCCACGGGCACGTAGCCCACGAGGCGTTCGCCGATGTACTCGTCGTTCGCGTACTGCACCGACATGTTCGAGAGGAACGTGTTGGAGTGCACGGCCGCGGCAGAGACGCCCTTCATGGCGAGCATCTCATCGTTGAGCGCCTTCCACTGATCCTTGTGCGTCGCCTGCGACGACTGCCGGATCTTAGTGATGCCCTTCATGAGCGCGTCGTATGCGAGCCCCTTGTCGGTGCGCTGCGACGACAAGACGTCGTCGAGCGTGTGCGGTGCGTGGAGGATGGCGGAAGACTGAGACATGGCTGGGGATCCCTTTCAGGAAAAAACGAACGTTGAGGGTTTCGGTGCCAGTGCGAGAGAGTGCGCCGGCACCGGCCGCGCACGTTGGTTCGAGGTCGTTGGTTACGCGGTCACCGCGGGCATGCGGCAGGGCATCATCTCGACGAAGTCGCTGATGACGCCAGTTTCGAGGAACACACCAACGACGTGCTTGACGACCGTACCGCCGCCAACGGTGAGGTTCTCGAAGCCGCCAGTGCCGCAGGTCGCGTACTCGCCGGCCGTGGCCGTGCCCGAGCACTTGACCGTGACGGTACCGCCCGCGGCGAGCAGCGCTACCTCGTGCTTGGCGGTGCCATCGCCGGTCTGCGCGGCCTGCGAGACGCCGATGCACTTCGAGTTAGCGATGGCAACATCGACTTCGAGCGCGTTGGCCGTGGTGGTGGAGAAGAAGACGCCGACACCCTTGACGAAGGCGGTGGCGTTCTTGCCCGTGTACTTCGCGTACGTGACGTTGAGCGGCTTGGAACCTGCGGTGGACATGACTTTGAAACCTTCCGGGGCTGAGAGGATGCGCGCTTGCTAGGCGAGACACGCATCAAACGATGGGATGGGTGACGCTGCGCTTACGCGCTCGCGCCGAGCTTGGTCGCCTCTGCGATGACATCGTCGGTGCCCGTCATGAGCGCCTTGGCGTTGCCGGCTTCGTCGCCGTTGCCCGCGAGCACGGCGGTACCGAGCTTGAGGGTGGAGCGCTGCTCGATCATCTTCGAGAAGAGCGCGGGGTTGGTCTTGCGCAGCTCGACGAAGTCGGCCTTCTCGGCGGGCAAGATCTTGACGCCCACGTGGGCCTCGACCTCCAGCTCCACGAGCTTCTCTTCCGCGTCGACGGCACGCTTCGCCTGCGTGTCGCGGTCGGTCGCGAGCGTGACGGTCTGCGCCACGGCAGCGTCGCGCTCCGTGGTGAGCGTCTTGACCTGCGCCTCGTGGGCGACAGCCTGCGTCTTGGCGACACTCAGCTCGTGGATCGCGTTCGTCGCGGCCAGCTTGGCCTCGGCAACGTTGAGCAGCGACTTCTCGTGGGCGGCCTGCAGGGCCAAGATCTCGACTTCGGTCATGACGTTCTCCTTCTTCTTCAATACGGTGACGGGGGTTGATCCCCCGGCCGTAGCCGTGGGAGCGGGGTGAGTCGGGGATGCGGCCTTGCCGCGCAGTCGATCGGTGAGGTTCGCGCCGAGCACGAGCCCCTTCATCTTGGCGAGCGCTTCGGGGTTGGCGGGGACCGGAGTGACGGAGATCTCCTTGAGCACGCAGTCGGCCCACACCCAGACCTCCACGCCATCGCGCATCTCGTAACGGTAGGAGCGCGGGATGAACCCGACGCTGACGGCGCGCAGGAACTTGCCCACGACCATCTTCCACACCTGCTCCGCGAGCGGGTTCATGTCCTCAGGGCAGAACTCCACGCGGCATTCGAGCTGCGCGCCGCGCGGTCCGTTGACGAGCTGAAGGTCGATGGTCTTACCGATCGGCAGCTCTCGCGAGCAGTGCGCGAAGAGCACGACGGGGTTCTTGAGGTAGTCGTCCAGCACCCACGTGCCCTGGTCCACGATCTCGTCATGAGCGTCGATGACGCCGGTGCTCGCAACAAAGTCCGCGGTACGCTTGGTGATGTCGAAGCTCTTGACCTCGAACGCGCGCGTGAGCAGCCCACCCGTGGGAGCCTCGATGAGCGGCGCGTTCGCGTCTCGCACAACGAGCCCCTGCTTCGCGCGGTCGAGCACTTGCTGGGACACGGTCTTCTGCGAGATGAGGCTCATACAAACTTCTCCTTCGGGGGCTGCCTTGACCTCGGTAATGACGAGGCAACGGCACATCACGTGTAGCGGGGGGAAGTCGACGTCGCCAGGGAACTTGCCCTTGTCGTTGGCGTACGTGCCGTCCATCTTCTTGCACGCCTTGCAGACGTCGGTGTCGTGGAGCGTCGCCCAGCGCTGAGCAAAAGCCTTCTCCGTCTTCGCCGTTGCGGCGTTGACGCGGTGCTCGTCGTTCCACGTGCGACAGACCTCGTATGCAGCGATGCGCGCCAGGACCGGCTCGCACGCCGCACGCGCGGCCTCGATAACCGAGCGCCACTCGCCCGGCAGCTCACCGATCGCCTTGGCCCATGCCTTCGCGTACCACGCCGCGGCCTTCGCCCCGCTGGCGCTGTCGTCGGTATTCGACGCGGCAACGGCCACGCCGGTCTCGACCGCGAACTGCTTGGCGGCTTCGTCGCGCACCGTGCGGCAGATCTCGATGACGCGAGCCGAGATGGCCGCGCCCAACGTGGCGAGCGCGCCGTCGAAGCTCGTGGCGTCCTTGACGAGCACGATCGCGTCCTTCGTCGCTGCATCGAGACGAACGACGGCCACGGCCTCGCAGGCGAGCATGCGCTCCAAGGCTTGCGCGTCGAGTGACATCCCTCCCTTGGTCCCTACAGCATTCGCGCGCGCTGCGCGAGGAAGGATGCGCGTTCGCTCATGCGTGCTGCTAGACGCCACGCATCTCGCCCATCTCGAAGGTCCGCACGGAAGCGCGTCGCGATGCCTTCGTCGGTCTGCGCCGGCGCAAGCTCGCGCGCTTCGAGCGCGCTGGCAACGGAGGCGAGCGCGCGACCCTCTTGGGGTGCTTGAGTCTCGGTGACGCGAGCGGCGTGCGCGGCTCGCGCGGTGGTCGCGCCGTGCTGCGCGGGACTGGCTTCGAGGAGCGCACCGGCCTGGGCGGTGACGGCGCGCGCTTCGTCGGTCTGGGCGGGTGCCTCGGTGGCGAGGTGCGCGTGGGGAGCGGTCTGGAGGACCGCGAGCCCGGTCTGGGCCGGCGCTTCGTTGAGGCTGATGCTCGCGTGGTTGAGGACCGCGATGGCGATCGACTCGTCCTGCGCGGGCTGCGCTTCGAGGATGAGCGCGGTCTGGGGAGGACGCTTGAGCGGTGCGCGGCCGGTGCGCTTGGCCTTGCGCTGCTCGGCTCCTGCCCCGCCACCAAGGTTCGGCTGAGGGGTCGTGCCGTCCAGCGAGCCGGCTGCGCTGAGCGTGCCAACGGCATCGAGCGTCGCGGAGATGGCCCCGGCGGTGACGAGGTCCTGAAGGTCCGCGTTGAGCGTACCGACCGCATCGAGAGTCGCGGAGATGGCCCCGGCGGTGACGAGGTCCTGAAGGTCCGCGTTGGATATCGCGCCAACGGCGGCGAGCGTCGAGGCAAGCGCCCCGGTACCCGTGAGCTGCGGCGCAGGTAGGGTGCCCGCCGCGTCGAGCGTCGAAGCGACAGAGCCGACCGCGGCAAGGGAACCGGCGAGAGTGCCGACCCCCGCGACGGTGCCGGCGAGCGCGCCGGTGCCTACCAGGGACGGCGCGGTGAGAGTGCCGACGCCCGCCAGCGTGGCGGCAAGGGCCCCCGCGCCGACGAGCGTGGGGGCGGTGACGGTACCGACGCCATCGAGGGTCGATGCGAGGGCGCCGGCCCCAAGGAGGCTGGCCGTGGAGATTGCGCCGACACCATCGAGGGTCGAGGCGAGCGCACCGATGCCGGTGATGGCCGCGGTGATGGTGCCGACCCCATCGAGGGTGGAGGCAAGGGCGCCGATGCCGGTGATGGCCGCGGTGATGGTGCCGACACCATCGAGGGTGGCCGATGCTGCGAGGTCGCCGAGGAGTGATGCCTGCGCGACTGCGCCGACCGCGATGAGCGTGGCGACGATGGCGCCGCCAGCTTCGGGGTCCGCACCTTCGGGGTACAGCCGGACGTCGAGCGTCCCGTCCGGCGGCACGAACTCCGGTCGAAGAAAGACGTCGTTGCCGGCCATGGGTCAGGCTCCGAACAGCGTGTTTTTCGTCGTCCCGAAAACGGGCGTCCCGTTCTTGTAGCTCACGACGAAGTAGGCCGTGGTCGTATTGCTGACCATGAAGGTGAAGGCGCCCGTCGTCGCGTCGCTGACCGTCGCGCCTGCGCGCGTCTTGTTGCCGCCGGAGAAGAACAAGTCCACGTCGCAGCCTCCGAGCACGGCGCCCGTAGCGTCGCGCGTGATGCCGGCGATCGTGTAGAGCGCAGGCGCCCAAACAGGCTGGAGGAAGCTACGGATAGGTCCGTCCGTGAACCCCACACCCATCGAAGGCCCGATCGGAGGCGCTACCGCGTTGCCGTTATCGAACGGATTCGGCGGCGTGTAGAGGGCGTCTACGTCGGCGACGATGCGCCGCGGAAACTGGATCGCGGGGGGAACTCCGAGTGCGAGGAGCAGTCCCGCTCGCGCCGAGCCGTTGTCGAACGGATTCGGCGGGATGTAGAGATCGTCGAGTTGGGCGGGTGGTCGGACCACCCGCCCAAGGCTGAGCACCTCAGGACCGAAGGGAGCCGCGCCGCTGGGGCCGACAAGCGGCACGTCAGCGTCCCGTGATGCCCTTGTCCGCGATGGCGGATAGCGCCGCAATGGCCCCGCGGTACTGGAGCTTGTCGACGAGTCCTGCGTCCACGTGCATGAAGAGCGCGCCACCAGCACCCACGCCGACGAACGCGATACCGCGGATCTTCCCGACCTCGACCTGCTTGAGGAGTTCCTTCACGGCGGCAATGGCCACGAGATCGACGGGGAGGCCGATGAGGGGGGCATGGCTGTTCATCTCAATTCATCTCTTGGATCGAAAACTGCTGAATGGCGATGGCGTTCGCGTTGCTCAGCGAGAATGTTCCGAAGATGTCGATCGCGTTGAGGATGGTCGAGTCAAAGCCAGTCGAGACGACGGGCGTGATGTTGGGCACCATCAACACGGAGTGACCCGTGGTGGCGTCGGCACCGGAGATCGAGATGCACTGCGAGACCATCATGCCGACTGCCATGAGATTCGCCGTGCTACCTGCGCCGATCGCGCGCATCGTCATGTCGACCTCGAGCCAGAACGGAAGCGTCGTATGCGCCGTGGTCGACAACTGGATCGCGCCGCTGTTCCAGACCTGGACAGCCGCGAACGTAATGTCGAGCGTGAGCGTGCCCGGCGTCGTGACGATGTTGCCGAGTTGGCCCGCGACGCGGAAGCGGATGTGCTTGCCTGGCGCAGAGAAGAAGTTCGTCGGCACCGTTTGCTTGGAGGCCGTCGGCATGATCGTCGTTCGCGTGAGCGACGCCGTAAGGATCGGCCCGATGGCGGCCGAGGGAACGCCGACAATATTTGAATATCCGAGGCCCATGATTCTCTCCTATCAGCCGAGCGTGCACGTGAGAGCGTTGATGGCGAAGCTCGGCGTGATGCCGATGTTCACGACGAGCGAGGCATTCAACACGCCCCAATAGATTAGGTCGCCCGCAGCGACGCCCGAGATGAGCCCGACGCCCACGTCGGTCTCCGTCTCCGGTCCGCTGCCCGACGCCGGGAAGGTGACGGCCGCGGCGTTCTTTGCCGTGGCCGGGTTCACGCCCGCAACGCTCGCCACGGTCCAGCCCGCACCCGAACGAGCTACGCCAACGCGCGTATAGCTCGTGTATGGCGTGGTGCATCCCGATCAGCTCGCGGGTTGGGTGTGGGACCAGGACACGACGTGCACGACCTGCTTGGCGGCGATGCTCGTGTTGTCGAGCATCAGGTTGCCGGGCACGTCACCCGACCAGACCACGCGCCCGCTCGAATCGCAGACGTCGTACTTGGTCGCCTTGGTGCCCTCGCCGGCCGCGGCGGTGCCGATGCCTTGCTTGGGCAAGCCCAGTGCCGTGGCCGTGCCGTCCTCGGCAGGCGAGAACGCCGGGTCATCCAGCTCCACGACGCAGAGCACGATGCCGGCCGCGCTCTTGATCTGAAGCGAGCCCGCACCGCCGGCCGCGTCGATGAGCCCGGTGACCCCGTCGACTGCGGCGTTGCGCGCGGGCACTTGGAGCGTGAGCATCAGGCAGCTTCCTGGGTGAGCGTGAGGGTGGGCACGCCGTAGCGGGCTGCGAGGTCGTCCACGAAGGACTGCGTCACGTCCAGCTTGAGCGAGCGAGCCTCACGTATATCAGCGATGAGCGCGGCTGTCATGCGTGAAGCATGCTCGTGCTTCTCTACGTCGGTGGGCGCGCGAGGAGTTGCGAGCGCGCGCACCTTGGGGTCGATGACGTCGTGGAGGTCGGCCAGAGCATCGACGTGGTCCTGGGTCATGTCCAGGCCGGCCGCACGCGCCTCGGTCACCGCGCGCAGGAACTCCTCGTGCGCCTTCTTGGGCTTCTTCTTCGGCGCGACCTCGCCGGCCGGCGTGGGCTCGGCTTCGGGTCCTGGAGCGACTGGCGTTTCCGGGGTCTCGCCGGGCTCGCCTTCGGGCCCTGCGCCGCCGGGTCCACCCGAGGGCGCGCCGGGGGGCGCGACCGGTTCGGGGCGTTCGAGGATAGACTCGCCTCCCTGGGGCTCCGGGATGCCGGCCTGGTCACGCGCCCACTTCTGCGGGATGTCGAGCCCGGCTTCGGTGAGCGAGAGCAACGCCTCACCGAATGCCTTGAGGTCGACGGCATCGTCGGTGATGAACTCGAAGCGCGGCACCGCAATGTCCGGGCCGAAGTTGAGCTGAATGAGCGCGGTAACGAGGTCGCGCGTGATGTCGGAGGCGATCTGGCTCGCGCGCGAGTCGCGCAGGTCCTTGCGCACGCCGTCGTGCACCTTGGCTTGAGCGTATCCGCTCGATGCGGACGATTGGGTGGACTCGGTTTGGCCGAGCGTCGCCTTGGACATCTCGTTGCCGAGCATCGTGACGAACTCGCCGTGCGTACTGTTGGAGCGCGCGGCACCGCCGGGCCACTCCACGGCGATCGAGCAGTTGTCCGGGATGACCGCTGCGCCGTCGGTGGTGAGCCGGCGCATGATGTCCTCCAACGCTTCCTTGTTGGAGGCGTCGCTGACCCCCGCCTTGAACGAGCCGATGCGCCACGGCTTCCAGGAGATCTCTGCCGTCTTGAGCCAGTCCCCTATGACCCAGTTGCGGAAGACGCTCATCCACACCAGCGGGCGACAGAGCCCCTCGCGGTTGGCGATGTCGCCGGTGACACGCGGCTGCGACACGACGAACTTGTACGGGTTGTCCGCGCGGAAGTCGGTGCCTTCGGTGGACGATTGCCACGGTTCGCGGAAGACGAAGGAGCCGTCGTGGAGGAGGAATCCGAAGCGTCGCGGGGCGATGGGCTTGAAGTCGGTCGGCACCAGCCGACCGTCCGACTTGGTCCACATGATCTCGCTGACGGCGTACGAGTAGTACACGGCGCCGGCGAGGTGCCCGAGCAAGCGCTGAAGCGCCGGAGTCGCGCGCAGCACATTTACACACCACTCGCGCGCACGCCGATCTTTAGCGCGTTCGTTTGTCGGGGAGGAGCTAACGAGTTGCCACGGCAGGGAAGCGATCGTCTCTTCGTGCGTCGCGAGCACCGCGTGCAGGTGCGCGTCGCGCTGGCGACACTCGTTGGCCAGGTCCATGAGCTGACGCATGTCGCCCGAGTCGGCCGCGCGCAGGATGGCGCTGATGCGGTCGGGCGTGACCCCGCCGCCGATGCGCGCGCTCTGGTTCCAGAGCGCGAGATCTCCCACCACAGAACCGCGCGCAGCAGCACCCAAGCGCGCAAGACGCTTGGACTGCGAGGTAAACGCACTCGCTATGGAGGCGAGAAAGCTCATGCTCAGGGCGTAGCCGCGAACGGGAGGTTGAGCCGGCGGTCACCGCGCACGCGGCCGGGTCGTCCCAGGATCTTGCTCGACGTGGTGCCGCCGCTGTTGAGCACGGCGGTCACACGGAAGAAGACCTGGGGATGGCCGAAGACGCGCAGCTCAGCGAACTGGGTCTCCTGCCCCGGCAACGCGCCGGTGGTCTCGGCAGCGAGCGCGCCGATGGTCGTGATGCCCGGCGGCGCACCGAGGAGCACGCGCGACAGCTTCTGGTCGACGGCTCCGTCAGGGTCGAAGAACAGCGCCTCGATGGTCATGCTCGACGTGCCGGGCACCACCACCTCCACGCCGATGAGCACGGTGTCGTACCCAGAGCAGTCGATGCCGCCCGTGAGCTTGCCCGCGACCGCAGGATAGTTCGCGTCGCTGAGCGTCGCGCTGTCGATGGCGATGGCGCCCGCGATGGCTCGCAGCTCCGTCGTCTCGCCCGTGCGGAATCCACCTGCTTTGCGCGCCATGTCGTTGCTCCTCGACGAAGTGATGAACGCGCGCGCAGGGTCAGAGCGTTTCGCTCGCCTGCGCGCGCCGCGTGCTCTCGAAGGGCGGCACGCGTACTAGCCCGAGCAGCGTAGCTTACGCGCCGAGGTTCTTCATGAGGTTGCCGAGCAGCACGACGTTGCCCGTGCCCGCCGTGAACGCGCTCGTGATGCGGTCGTGGCGGATGGTCTCGGCGGCCTTCCAGAAGACGCGTCGCTGCGCGAGCGTCGCGAAGAGCGTGCCGATGGTGCCGAAGTTCGGCGCGCCTGCGGCCGTGAGCGCAGCGAGCGCATCGCCTACTGCACCGCCGAGCAGGTCGCCCTTGGTCGTGAGGGACGCCTTGTTGGACGAGGACAGGCCGATGGTCGAGGCCGCGCCGCCGGTGAAGTCGGCGGTCACCTCGCGGTAGACCTCCTGGAGATGGAACTCGGCGCCGGTCGGCATCGTCAGGAGGATGGCCGCGTCAGCGGTCGCGAACGTGAAGGGGATGACGATCTTGCACGCACCCGGCGCGCGCAGCCACCGACCCAGCGACGCGTCGGCAGGCGTCGCCACGAGCAGGTCATCGCCGGTGAGCGCGCTGGTCGCGTCGAACTGCCAGATCGTGTCGTCAGCGAGCACGTGGCAGTACATGCCGTCCACCTGGCGCGAGCCGGGGATGGCCTTGAGCGCGGTCATCGTCGTGACCGGGGCCGCGATGCGCTCGGACACGAGACGGGCAGCGGTATCGCCATAGAGCAGCTTCATGATCGTTCTCTTCTGCGGCTGGGCCGCGTCTCGATGTTGAACAGCGGGCGCGCACGCGCAAGGCGCGTGGCGTCTTTCACTCCGTCATCCAGCATCCAGCGCGGACCACGGACGAAAACTGAGGGGGCGCAGCACACGCGGTGAACGCGGCGCGCTGGGCGGGGGTCATGTCGAGCACGACCTTGGCGAGCACGACCGGCGGCATCCCACCGAGCGACGTGAACGTGGGCACCGGGGCGCAGCCCACGGCCGTCATCGGGAGCATCGGCGCGTTGAGCGTGCGCATCAGAGAGCGAGGCGCGTGCGCATCGAGCTGCTCGGCCACGTGCTTGCTCGCGTCGTCCTTGGACCCCGTGACTTCGATCGACCAGCTCATGCTCGTGCTCCTCGTTGAGTCACGCGTACAGACGCGCGGTGGCCGCTTGAGCGGCCTTGAACGAAGCGACCGTACCAGAGCCCGTCTGTCGGCGCACGGTGAACGTAGCCCACCAGAGCCACATGTGCACGACGACAGCGCGCGCCAGCTGAGTCTCCTTGCCCGGTCTGCTCATCCGAACCCTCGTGAATCCGATCCCCATCGGTACTTGTCCTGACGCTGCCCGCCGTTACCGACGTCGATGCGCGGCTTCGACAGCACGGTCCACGCGATGATGTGCGTGAGCACGCGATCGTCGTGCGCCCCGGGAGCCGCGGCCGGCTTGCCTGTCTTGGTAATGACGAAGCGCTGCATCTCGACCAGGGCATCCCGATCGGGCGACGACCACTTGGCCGTGCGGTGCGCCATCTCGAACGCTTCGCATGCGGTAGCACGCTGTACCTCGCCCGTCTTCCACCCCGGCTTCTCGTCGTCGGGGTCGTGGTACACGCTGGGGTAGGCACGCGTCACGTCCGTGCCGACGCCCAGCCGAAGCAACGCGTTGAGCACGGCGTGGCCGTGGTTGATACGCTCCACGATGATCTGCGCCTTGTTGAACCGGAAGCCGACCGTCTCCAACGCAGCGGCGAACTCGTGCGTGCGCCAAAGACCGTGCAACGACGCGACGTGCTCGCCGGTGTCGCGTCGATAGACGGCGGCAGCGCACGGGTCCCCGCCCACGACGCCCTCCGAAGGGTCAGCCACGACCACGTACGGAGCTTGCGCAATCGCGTCGACCCAAACGCGTAGTTCGTTCGTCACCGCCGAGTCGCCCACGCTCCCAGGCATCGCCTCGATCGCGATCGGCGCGCGGGTCTCGGTGAGGAGGACCTTGAGCCGCTCCGCGTTGAAGAAGAGCCGGCCGGCTATCAGCCAGCATGTCTCCTCGTCCATCGGGTACTCCTGGTCTGCGAGGTCTTGCGTCTTGTCCGCGACCTTCGCCCGGTACCACTTCACCTGCTCGGAGCTGGCGTTGTACTTCCGAACCATCTCCCGCTCCCGCGGGGAGCTGACGCGGATGACTTCCCCTGGCGCCAGGCCAAGCCGGTACTCGGGATGGCTCAGCCAGGCGAAGAAGAATGCGCGGAAGCTGTTCGCCTTGTGCTTGGCGGCATCGTACAGCGCGTAGAACAACCCGGCACCGCCCTGGGGCGTGGACTCGATCGTGACCTCGTTGCGCACGCCCGTCGGCACGCACGCCTCGACGGCGTTCCACGTCTCCTCAGCGAACTCGAACGAAGAGATCTCCGTGATGTGGAGCCGCTGGATCGTGCCCGACCTGCCGACCTTGCGCGCCGCAGCCGCGCTTGCCCCCGCGCCCTTGATCTCCAGCCGCGCCGAGCCGAACCGTAGCTCCCCCTCTTCCCATCGAAGCATATCGTCGCCGGAGGGACCGCCGGCAGAGGCATTGGGCGCGAGCCACGGGTGCCGCCCCGCGAGACCTTCGCCCGGCTTGTCCAGACCGAGCATGACGTTCACGCGCATCACCATCTCGCGAATCGCGTTGTTGTCCGAGTCCGACGGACACACGAGCACGACGTGGGCGTTGTCCTGCGTCAGCAACCACCAAAGGTCCCGCGCCAGCTCCCACGTCGTGAACCAGACCTGGCGCGGCTTGAGCACAATGTCCCTGCCGGACCGCGTGGACTCGAACTGAGTGAGCATCCCGGTCGGCCGCACGCGAACGCGCATGCCGTCCTTGTCGAGAACGTCCAGCTCAGAGGCGAACGCCGTGAAGTCGTCCCGCCAACGGTCAATGATCGCGCGATGAGTCGCGACCCTCGCGCGATGACGCGACCGCATCTCCAGCTCCAGCGCCATTGCGAGCGTTGTCCCGGATAGAAGCGGTGAGGGCGCGCTTGAGCTGGTCATCGGTCATGGACTTGAGGTCTGTAAGATTCACCTCTAGCAGAGGTGCCCCGTCGCGTCCCGTCAGCTCGTTGCGCGTGGGCGCGTACGTCCCGCAGAGCGCGGCCTCCAGCTTCACGGCGTTGTGCAGCCGGTCGATCGCCAAGAGCTTCTCGCGTGCGGTGCTCTCCTTGGAGCCCATGACCGCGTGCGCCGTGCGCTTGGTCGTCGCAACCTCGCCCAGCTGCTTCTCGCGCAGCTCCACGGCCGACAGCGAGCACTCGCGGTGCAACTCGTCGAGCCGGCGCTTGACCGCGCGATGCGCGTTCTGCCGCGAACCGTACTGGAGCTGGTCGTTGATCTGGTCGTACGTTAGACCGGCCTGACAGAGCTGCAACGCCTTGGTGTCCCGCGCGTAGCTCTCGACCGTCTGCTTCACGACCTTGGGCTTGCCCGCGATCCCCCTCGCGTGCACCGGCCGCTTGGCCGGGCCGACCTTGAGCGCCGCAGCTATCTTCGGCCGGCGACCTGGCGACCGAGGGCGCGGGGCCCCACCCGTCGTCACTCCATGCGGCGTCAGTGACCCCTTGCCGCTGGATACGTGTGATGCGTGATACACGTCCACACCGTTCACCGTCTTGTCCCCCTTGGGGGGAGCACTCTCGTCAGCCATCTACCCTTGCCCCCGCAAGAGCCGCTGACCTGGCGATTCCATGCGGTTCTTCGCGCGAGGACGCGACCTGGATCGTGCGCAGACTTTGCGGTCCCCTCGCCCCGGCGAGCCTTGGCAGGAGGCCTGCCTTCGTCCTCGCGTGGTCGTCGCCTAGCACCCTCGTTTGATTATCGCATCCATCTCATCGAGACTGCGCGATGAGCGGTGATTACCGGTTCCAAGTAGCCGTGCTCTGCGAAGGGTGCGTGTGGGGAGGCGTTCCCTGGGGAGGTGACGACAGCGGGCGCTGTCCTCAGCCGTATATTGGCGGCGGGAGCGAGCCGGTGCATGCGTGCCCATCCCCAGTGCCCGCCTGCCACGCCGTCCGGCCACACCTGGGGCGGTGACGCTTCACCCACGCGGGTGGTCGCTGGATGCTTTGGCCGCGGTGTCTTGCCGTGCGAGTCGGTCGTCTTGGTAGCGTGCGGGATTGGGTGGTTGGAGTTGGTCTTCATGGCCGATGCGTGTGCACATCGTCTGGGCTCATGACCGCCCAGCGGCGCTTCGAACGTGTCATCGGCGCCGACCCGTCGCCCGCTCCAACTCCGCGAGCCGTGCGTAGGCTTCGCCGAGGTCGCGCTCGAACGCCGCGAGCCGGCGTTCGAGCACTTCATCGCGTCGGCCGCGGGGCATGTACTGGTCGATGATGGCGATGGTCGTGCAAAGCTGCCCCTGCTTGCCGCGAGGGAACACGCGCAGGGGTCCGCCCGCTTGCTGTTCGTCGAACCACATCTGCAGCATCGAGCGGCCCCATTCGCGCGACTTCTTGAACATGCGCCCGAAGCGCGTTGCCCCTACGATGAATGACGCGTCGGGCGGAGGCACCGCACCAGGAGCGTGACGCGTGCGCTCGCTCACGGCGTCTTACGCGCTAGGCACGCCTCACGGCATTGCCGGCAGGTGCATAGGCACTTGTCGAGCGCGCGGCACCCGGCCGACCCGCAGCCGGCGCGCGCGTCCTTGACCTTGAACTGCGGCCCTTGTTGCAGGGGTCGGCGTGCCTTGGCGCGGGCTTCATCGAGGGCTTTGCGCCGATCCACCCCGACAGGGAGCAGCCCCCCGCACGCGGCAATCGTGAGCATCGACGCTGCCGCCCCTAGCTGCCGCTTCCGGCTCTCTGGGGTTGGGCTGCTGGGGCAGGAGTCGGCATCCTCATCGGGGGGCAGATGACTTTCAGCTTCGAGCTGGGTGAGCGTGTCGAGGTGGTAGCGCGTCTTACCTACGGCGATCTGGTCCGCCAACGCGGGGTTGGGTGTACCGTTGAGAGTCTCGTCCTCCGTGGGTAGGCGCGGCCCCTCGCCCCCGTGCAGGGTAATCGAGTTGGGGGGGTGGATGGGCGCGGGGTTTCGCTTCGCGATCTCGCGCAACATGTCGAGCGCCTGCTGATCGGTCTCCACCTCAGGGCGCACGTGGAGGAACGCCTGCGCGACCGACTCCTTCGAGGAGCCAGTGGATGCGGCTATCTTGTCGATCTCGCCCATGATGGCGGCCGTGTATGCGAGCGACTCCGCCGCGGGTAGATCGCCGATCGGCGGCGCGGAAGCGGCGGTCATCAAGGCACCTCCATCCAGGCGGCGTGGTACTGCCGCTCTGCGTGATTTAGTACGCGGGAAGTAGCGAGCTTCACGTCCAACGCAAACGCCTCCCGGCGCGCGTCATGCGCCTGGCGGCGGAGCGTGCGCGCGGTGACTCGCCCTTGGTAAACGTGGTCTGGCTCACTTCTATGCTGCATCGGCATGTCCTCCGTGTAGGGCGCTACTGCGTCCCGCAGCGCGTCGCTGCTCGTGACGATTCCATCGAGCCAAGCGAACCGTTCGCGTGTCGGTGACGACAGCGCGACCTCCGTGCGGACCAGATCCATGCGCCGATCTTCGACCGGTGCGGTGTACCGTGCGAGCGAGGCAAGCGGGCAGACCGGCCACCTCTCCCCGAGCAGCTCAGGCAGTAGCGGCAGCACGTCGAGCAAGATCGGGTCGGGCTGGCCGTAGCTCACGTACAGCACAGCCACGTCTTCGTGCGCGCCAATGCTACGCATTCGCGCGAGGGCTCGCCGGCACCGCTTGATGCGCATCCGCCAAGTCGCCACGACGGGGTGGCGCCAGACCTCGAATCGATCGCAGAACCGCTCGACCGATTCGAGGTGGTTGATGTAGCCGTCCTCGTCGATGTCCGCGCGGCCCGAGCACGCTAGCTGGTCCACGAGGTAGCGTGTGCACACGCCTGCGTTGGTCTCCTCGACCCCGCGCGCAACGTCCCCCAGGTCGGCCGCGTGGTGTGCGGGAAGACGCCACGGCGCGTCGGCGCGTCGCGGTGCGTCACGCAAGCTGGATCGATACGTAACCGGCGCGTCAACGGACATGAACACGACCTCCACCCCGGCCCGCGGGCGAGGCACCGGTTTCTACCCGTCCGGGCGAGGCGTGGAGAGGCTTTTGCCCGTGAGTGGGTCGAGGGTGACCAGGGACGGCAGAGGGCATCACGGGGGCGCCTACACGCCGCTTCCGCCGAGCAGGTCGGCAAACGTCAGCCCCTCGCGTTCGGCAACACGTCGCAGCTTGGCGAGGGCCTGCTGTTCGAGCTGCCCGACACGAGCCCTGGAGATACCGAGGCGCGCGGCAATCTGCTTGTGCGTTAGCGCGACACCCATGTCTTCTTTGGCGACGGGCACGAGCACGACCTTGGCGGTGCGGTACTGGCGAGCCACGGCCTTTACGCGTTCGCCTTCTCGGTGAAGCGCTCGCGCATCTCCGTCGGCACCACCCTCGCGTACCTTGACACCGCACCCGTCCGCGCGTCGTGCGACTGCGTGATGAGCGCCTGGCCTATGAGACGCTGCAGCGAGCGCGACAGTGCCGTGCGGTCGGGTGCCTGCGCGAAGTGCAGCAACGCGTCGAACGTCGTTCCCTCGTCTCCAAGCGGGTAAAGCACCGCCAGCACCGCCTTGTCGATCTTTTCCTGCCCCGCCCACTTGCTCGTCATCACCAACTCCTCATGCACGCGCGCGACACGGGAACGAGATCACACCGCACGCGAGGAGCGCGAACCCACCTACCACGAACGGCGCGAGAATAGCAATCGCGGCTAGCCCACGCACGATCCTCACGTGCCGTCCTTCGTCACAAGCACCGTCGTACCCTCGCGAAGTCGCACGAGCCGTGTGAGCAGCTCCAGCTCATCCCCCGGGCGGGCCGGGATGCCGCTGATCTCCCAGAGCCCGTCATTGCGTCGGTCGACCATGATGTAGGCACCGCGAAAGTCGATGATCGCGCGGCCCTCGCCCCACGCCTTCACGACCGCGAAGGGCTGGTCCGCGGACATTCCGCAGTCGCGCGAGTTGAGTAGGATCGTCAAAGCGGTCATGGGGCCTGGCGTAGCAGTCTCATGGTCGGTGTTCAAGGACTCAAAGGGCGTGAACGCTTTCGGCGCCTGGGCATGCGCGTAGCTCTGTCACGCCTGCGTAGTAGCGGCCGCCGGCATCGAGCTGGATGACGTACTCCACACCGTTCTTCACACGCACAACCGACCCCGCGAGCACGGAGCCGATCGCGAGCCCGCGCCGTTCGCGCTCCTTCTCGCGCGGCGCCACGAGCACGCGGTCCTGCGTGCAGAACCGCCGCGCGGCGATGCTCGACGCGATGAGCGGCACCGGCGACAGCAGCGCGCGAGCACGCTGGTAAGCATGCTCGAAGCAACGGAGCCAGTGGGGCCCAGCAACGCCACCGCCGCAGTCGGTGCATCGAGTCGTCATCGTGGCATGACCATCAGTGCTTTGCCTCCCCTGGCGGGGGGTGCTCGGCCGCGACAAACTCGCCGCACGCTTGCGCGAGCGCGGCGGTGTCCTTGTCAAGCATGACCTCCGTGCCATCCGGGATTGCGTTGAACAAGCACCCCAGCGCGCGCTTCAGCAAGTCTCGCTCTGCCGTGCGAAGCACGAGCGTCTTCTCCAACCGACTCTGCTTCATCGAGCCGGTCACGTCGCCCCGCCCAGGAGCACGAGCGACGTGACCGGCCACCAGATGCCCGAGACGCGTGCCACCTCCACCGCGTCCTCGCCGATGTACTGTCGAGGCGAGCTAGCGACGGTCCGGCACTTGCCGCAGACGAACGCCGCGATCTCGTCCTTACCCTTCACGGTGAGCGCGATGGGCTCCACGATCTCTTCCGGGTTGCTCATGTCTTCCACGATCCTTTGATGTCGGTGTACGAGGGTAGCACGCCGTCGCGTTCAGCGATGCGCCGCGCGGCCCACGCGCGCGTGTCTGCTTCGAGAAAGCGCATCGCGTCGTGCTCCTTCATGACGTCGAGCACGTGCTCTTCGAGCATGTCGTCGGGTGCTCCCATCGTGACGAGGGACACGAGGTAGTCACGCACGTCCGTTGTGCAGGCGGTGATCGTGTACGCGGCCGTGACCAGCTCTTGCGGCGTGCGTCGTTCGACGAACTGCGCGGCCAGCTCCTTGACCCACGTGGGCACGTACACGGTGTCCACGCCGTTCGCGCCGGGGCGCAACCGCAGCACGGGCACGTTCGGGAGCCAGCGCGGGGTGCTGCCCGACCGCTCCCAAGAGGGGAGGGGGACACCCCGCCGCTCGCAGCGCTGGCAGAGCGTCACGCGCACGTGCGGCGCGGGAAGGAGCTGCGTACGGGCGAACGTGCAGTTCGCGCACCGCCGCGGCGGAAAGATCTCATCGAGCCACGCAGGGAATTGCACGGGATAGCCGACCAGGTCGCTCATAGCTTGCCCTGCCTCGATGCGACGTACGCCTGGCGCGCGCGACCTTCGAGGACCGCACCGAGCGAGCCGAGGACCGCACCGAGCGAGCCGATGACCGCGGCGTTGCCCCCGATAATCTTGTCCGCTCGCTGAGTTTTTACGTCAGCCCTTGACCAGCTTCACTTCGGCGTGCCCGCCCTTTCGCGACGGTGCCGCCCTGCACCACTTCGGGTACGTCTTGACGAGGTAGTCTGCGGCCTCCTTCGAGAGCGCGAGCGTGCGCGTTCCCGTCTGGTGCCCGCCGGGCTCCGACCGCGCGCGCTGCTTGGGCGCGATGCCGTTGTACCGCACGACCACGCGGTCATCCTGCCAGTAGAGCAGCGTGCGCTCGATGTCGCTCTTGATCGCGCACACGAGCCGGTGCTTCTTGTCGTTCACGTTCCCGTACAGCGTGCCGATGATCGGACGCAGATCGAACGTCACGTTGCCGCTCATGAAGAAGCCGTTGCACAACGGGTACAGCCCCCAGATGCGGGCCTTGGTCTCGGTGCACGCCTCGAAGCCGGCGTTGAACAGCTCGACCAAGTCGGTCACGCGGCTCATGTCGTTCGAGCCCTTGACCGGCGATGCCCACACGCCATCCACGTCATCGTCGGACTGCACGAGCCGCGCGCCGTCGGGATAGTGGTCGGTGATGAAGTTGCGCTGCGCACCGAGCCCCGGCACGCCGACGATGATCTTGCCGTACGTGCTCGCGTCGAGCCCGGCTGCGTAGGACGCGCGCTCTGCCTCGCTTGCGACGAAGAGGTGGATGAGCGCCGCAGGCACGCCCCCCTCGCGTAGCGTCGTGAGCGTGCGACGCGCGATCGTCTCCACTCGCTGGTATGTCGGAATGGCAACTACCCAGTCGTTCGGTTCGGTCATAGGAGTCCTCTCACTAGCCAGAATGCTTCTGCCGCCGGCACGCCGATCTCTGCCCCGCGCATCCTCGCCCACGTCTCTGCGCGAGCGACATCGAGCCACGTGCCCGGCCGACCCACCTGCGAGTCGTACGCTGCGAGCGTGAGGAGCTTCGCCGCCAGCACGCGCTCGCTCAACGGCAGGTGGAACTTCCCGCCGGGCAGCTCTGGCGGGGGCCAGCTCGCTGCGTATGGGTACTCGTACAGCGCCACGAGCCGGATGCCGATCGTGGATGCCCGCGGGCGCAACGCTGCGAGCGTCGCGCGGTACACGGCCTGGTGGTCCTGGTGGTGGGACGCGTAGGGCACGAAGAGCGAGGTCGGGCGGAAGTCGTCGATGGCTTGGTCGATCACCCTCACGAGCGACGCCAGCGGCAGCGTGTCGAGCAGGCCCTGGCTGCCGGGGAACGCGACGGTCGCGCCGCGCACGCCCAAGCGCTGCATCGCCAGGTCCATCTCGGCGCGCGTCTGCTCGCCGGGGCTGGGCGGTGTCTTGCCAAGCGACATCACGAGCACGCGGTGCTCGCGCGAGTCGCGCGAGATGAGCAGACCGCCGCACCCTAAAGTTTCATCATCCGCATGGGGAGCGACAACCAGGATTCTTTCATCCCACCCAGTGGTCATGCGGATCGCGGGTCCTTCAGCAGTCCAAGGCGGAAGCCGCCGTTGTAGTCGCAGCGCGCGCACGGCGGTCCGCTGCGGTCCTTGACGTAGATCGCGCGCAGCGCTGCGGCGTGGCGCTCGCCGAACCAGATGTCGCGCACGCTCTGCTCGGGGAACTTCCCGAGCACGTACTCTTCCTTCCAGTCGTGGCAGCAGAGGACCACGGTACCGTCGTAATACAGGATGAACTCGCGGAACGGTCGCGCGCATCCCTTGTCCAGCGGCTCGGTGAGCTGCTCGACGCCGAACTTGTCGAGCATCGTCTTGGGGTCGGAGTTTCCGGCCATGTTGTGCAGCACGCGCACCTTCACGAGCCTCGCAGGGTCAGCGACGTCAGGCACGAGCGACACGACCGCAAGCTTCTCGCCGTTGGGGTGGCGCTGGTACGCGGAGAAGTCGCGGAAGTCCTTGAGCTGGATGTCGGTGCCGGCGGTGACGCGCGCGACCAGCTCCTTGAAGCGGTCGTACGTCCCGTTGTAGCAGTCGATGTTGAGGATGTTGACCCCCGACTCGAAGAGCCGGATGAGCAGCTCTGGCTCGCGCAGGATGCGCACGCCGTTCGAGAACATCGACACCTGGCTCATCGGCGCGCGGTGACGGAACGTGGAGAGCAGCTCCTCCACCTTCGGGTTGAGCGTGGGCTCGCCTCGCAGCGCCAGCTCCACGCGCGGCTTGGGCACCATGCGCACGTAGTCTTGGAGGAACGCGTCGAGCAGCGCCAGCTCCAGAAAGCGCTTCACCTCGTACTCAGCGGGGTCAGCGTAGATGGGGCAGAACTTGCACGCGAGGTTGCACCCACGTGAGAACTCGACCTTGAGCGTCCAGGGGTTCGCGATCACGACTGGTCGACCGGCACGTCTTCGTCGTCGTCGCGAGCGGCGTTGAGGTCGGTGATGTTGCCGCGAAGGTGCTGCGCGCGTGCCAGCTCCTCGGCCGGCGACAAGCACTCCACCATGCGCTCGCGGTAGTAGCAGACCACCGAGATGCGTTCGTGCCCCGCGGGGTCTGCCTCTTCCCCGACAGCGTCCTCGAAGGGCGTGTTGCCGTGGACCTCGTGCACGTCGAACAGGATGAGGTCGCGATCGCCAAGGTCCACGCCCACGCCGTACGCGGGCACGACCAGGTTGCATCCGCGGTAGGAGCCGCGGCGCAGCACCGCCATCACGCCGAAGCCGGCGTGGAGGTCGCCGCCATCCTTGTGGTACCCACCCGCGTAGGTGTTGTTGACCGTCATCGTCGTGAACGGTGACTCGGGGATGACGTACGCGGGATGCGTCTTCGCGCACGCGTCCATCTGCGCCTTGAAGCGACCGGGCACGTGCTCCGCGAGCAGCTTGCCTGCCTCCTGCGCGAGCGGCTTCACCTTGTCCCAGCCCTCGTGGTTGTTGACGATGATCGGGCTCGTGCCGCAGTACGGGTACCGCGGGTAACGATCGAAGAAGCCGATGACGCACGAGCGGATGGGCAGCGTCTCGCTCGTGTGACCCTTGGTCCCGTCCTTCTTTACACGGAAGAAGCGCGGCTCACCGGAGAAGACCCCGCGGTTCTTCGTGACGTGCTTCTTGAGCGAGTGCAGGAACGGGTACGCGCCGTTGGCCGTCTCTTCGGAGATGGCCTTGCGCAGCACCGTGAGCAGTCGCGTGCCGTCAGGCTTGAAGACGGTGACGTCGAGGTCACCCGTAAGCAGCATGCCGTAGTCGGCCGCGCGAGCGCGCCGGCCGATGACCGCCTTCACCTTCTCCGCATCAACTCGCGCCCGTAGCTGAACTATCTGCACGTCGGATCGCCTCCATCGTGGTGTCGGTCACCGTCTTCGTTCCGTAGACAGCCGCGAGCTTCTTCATGTGCTCCATGAACTCGCCGTGCGTCGTGTCGTTGAGGAATAGCTGCACCATGCGCACGTTCGACGTCGGCACCGCATCCGACGGCCCATCCGCCGGACCCCTGGCCGTGGGGTCGAGATCCGTGCCCATGTCGACCTCGGGCACCGCGAGCAGCGCCATCAGCACGTCGTCCTGGAAGCCGAGGTCGAGTGCGAGGTTGGAGCCGTCTCCTTCGGCGAACTGGATGTCGCGCACCAGCTCGGCCAACGCCGTCTCATCCCACGCACCGCGCTTCTGATTCATCTTGACGGTGAGCGCCTTGGCCTGCGCCTCGGTGAGCTTGTGCAGGAAGACCATCGGTCCGTCCTTGAACCCAAGCTCGCGCGCGACGAGCAGCCGGTGCTCCCCGTCGATGACGACGTTCTTCGTCGCACCCTCCTGATCCGTGCCCCAGATGAGGAGTGCCTGGGACGCAAGCCACCCGTCCTCTTCGAGCCCGTGCTTGAGAGACGCTCGGATGAACGGCGTCATCCGATTCGGGTTCCACGTGTTGGGCTCCACCTTGGAGAGCAACGTCATCGCGGCTTTGCCGACGACGCGGGGGGCCTTGGGAGTCTCGGTGGCTTCGTCGTTCATGCTCTTCTGCGTACCAGGCGACGACTCACGCAGCAATACCAGACGTCTCACGCGTCACATTACGTGTGCCCATGATTCTCGGCGCACGGCCAACACGCGTTGGGACCTCCCGACCTGTCGACTCGGTGGAGCACGTCGCCTTCAGTGTTAGGCCTCACCGCGCGATCCCTCCTTCGACACGTATCACTTTCGAGGGCCGCAGCGCGGAGACCAACGCCTTGGAGTGGGAGATGACGAGGACGCAGCGATTGCGCCCCAGCTCCTCGATCGCGTCCACCGCGCAGTCTACACCGCTTTCGTCCAAAGCATCGAGGCACTCATCGAAGAAGAGCGTGCCAGGGGGCAGGCCGTACGCGGCTGCCGCGACCTCGGCCAGAGCGAGCATCAGCGCGATGTCGATGCGCCGTCGCTCACCCCCGCTCGATGCCTTGTACCCGAAGCCGCCACCGGCGCCGGTCACCTCCATCGCGATGACCTCGCTGGTCGCGCCGCTCTTGCGCGTGGCGTATGGATTCAGCTTCAGGCGCATGTCCTTCGACGCGAGCCGGCCGAGCCAGTCGTTGGCGACCGCCTCGATGCCCGACAGCGCCTCACCCAGCACTGTCGCGCGCACGCCGCGCAGCGATAGCACCTTGTCACACGCTTGGAGGAGCGCGAGGTTCGTCTCAGCATCGTTGAGGATGGCGATCGAGTCGTTGGCGCTCTGGCTCGCGGCCTCGTGAGCGTCGTGCGCGGCTTGCTTCTGCGCCGTGAGCTGCTTCACGCGCCGCATCGCCTGCTCGACCTGCTGCACCTTCGAGCGCGCCTCGATCGCCTTCTTCGCGATGAGGTCGCGCTCCTCGCGCAGCTCCCCAAGCATCGTGAGCGTGCCCGCCGCTTCCACCAGAGCACGCTCGTGCGCCTGGCGAGACTTCTCGCCGGCCGCATCGGCATCGCGCGTGAGCTTGAGCCGCATGTCCGTGGGGATGGGCTGGGTGCAGGTCGGGCAGGTGTCGGCGCGCAGTCGTGCGAGCGTCGCGGTGATCTGCCGCGCGAGCGCTGCCTCTTCCCCGCCGGCCGCATCCGCCTTGCGCATCTCGATCTCCGCTGCGCGGATGTCCGTGTCGGCCGCGCGCACGAGACCTTCGAGACGGTTCGCCGTCGCAGCCTCCACCGTGGCGTCTGGGATCTCCGGTTCCGCGTCGAGCAAGCGCGCGGCGTCCTGGATGCGCACCGCTTCGTTGTCGCGACGCGCGATCGACGTCGCTAGAGCGAGCTTGTGGCGCGCGACCTCCTGCTCTGCGAGACGCAGCTCAGCGCGGCACTTCTCGCTGCCGATGTCGAAGCGATCGAGCCCGAGCACCTGCTCCAAGAGCCGCTTGCGCTCGCCGTCAGTGGCGAGTGAGAAGTGCGCCGCGTCGTGCGAGCTGAACACGCACGTGCGCCGCCACACGTCCCAAGAGCCGATGACGTGCTCCAGTGCGTCCTGCGCCTTGCCGGTCGTCTCATACGTCGTGGCCTCACCGCCGGCCGACCACACGAGCTTCTTCGTGCTCTTGGTCCGCGTGCGTATGACGTCGAGATCTTCGAGCGTCTTGAACCCGGCCCAGCTCTTGGCCGCCGACTCCTGCCACGGCTCGGAGCCGCGCAGCGTCACGCCCCACCCGGCCACCGACACGGCTTCGATGATCGAAGACTTGCCGCTGCCGTTCTCGCCGACCACTAGCACGACGCCGGTGCGCGGGAGCTTCACGACGGTCTTGGCGTGCGACATGAAGCCGGCCAGCGAGATGGTGGACACGTTCACTTGGAAGCCTCCTCGATGTACGCGATAGCGCGTCGAAGACTCTCGACATCTTCGCCGACGGCGAGCCCTGCCTGCGCGTTGCGGAGGTCGGCCAACGCCTCTTTCTCGTCGGTCATCGTAGGAACTCCTGGCACTTCGCAAGCACGCGGTCCTTGGTCAGCTCATCGGGCAGGTCGAGCGGCGCGTTGGCGATGTAGCTCGCCAGCGCTTCATCGAGCGTGGTCGCGCTACGCGCGATGCCCGCGGCCTTGTGCGCTTGCTCGCGCGCTTCCTCGGCTCCTGTCGTGAGCACCTCGAAGGACGTGACCGTGCCGTTCTCCTTCGCTACTTCGAGCAGTCGCGAGCCCGTGGCAACCTCGTCACGAGGCAGGTGCGCGCTGACGTAGATCGCTAGGTTGTCGCGGTGCGGAGCGTTCGCCATGCGCGGGTGCTTGAGCATCTCGCGCAGCTCCGCAGGTCCGTCCACACGCACGAAGCGCGGGCCGGCGACGCTCTGGATCGTGACGCGCTCCTCGGCTGCGTCGTCCCAGATCGCGACCCCGCCATACCCCTCGAAGCCGGGGTTGTCCCAGCCGGTCGGGCAGAGCGCGCCGATCTGCAAGATGCCCGGCCACTGCCGCCGGTCGTGCCAGTCGCCCGCGAACGAGTAGTTGATGTGGTACTCGATCATGAGCTTGAGCAGCACCGTCGCTTCGATCGACCCGCGCGAGCCTTGCAAGAACGCCGCAGTCTTCTCGTCCGCGATGCCGGCGTGGATGCCTAGCAACCGCGCCCGACCGCGCACCGCGGGTGGCAACGCAGCGAGGGCACACGTAATGCGCTCGGCAGCAGGCGCGCTCGCTGCGTGCGGCACGAGAACCAGCTCCACGCGACCCGAGGCCAGCGTGATGACTTCGGGAGTGTCCACGACGCGGCACACGGTCGCGAACGGCGCCAGCGAGTTGTCGCCGGGCTCGTCACTCGTCATCTCGTGGTTGCCGGCGATGAGGATCGAGTCGAGCGGCGAGCCCTTGATGATCGCGAGCGCGTCAGCGAGGAGCTGCGGTTCGGGACGGTCCCCATCGAGCAAGTCGCCCAACACGACCATCGTGGTCGCACCGGCTGCCTCGGCGCGCTCGTACGCTCCACGCAACGCGGCCAGCGTCGCGAAGCACCGCGCGTTGAGCGAGCGCTCGGATGCGCCACCGTGGCGTCGATGGTTGCCCAGGTGACAATCCGCGATCCATGCAATCTTCATGAGGAGTGCTTCTCCAGATACGCGATGGCCGAGCGCAGCACGCGCACGCTCTCGCGTAACGAACCGATGCCCGAGTTGCATTGCCGACAGAGCAGCTCGCGTATCTGCCCCGTCGTGTGGTTATGGTCGACACACCAAAGACGGCCGATGCCTTGGTGCGGTCTAGGAGCTTCACCGCAGATAGCGCAGAGACCTTCCTGCGCTGCGATCATCGCGTCGAGCTGCGCGACGGTGAGCCGGTACGCTCGCCAGTAGTATTCGTTCCGCTTCGCGACCACGGGGTCGAAGTTCGCGGGGTCAGCGTGACGCCGTACATGATGCCCCTTTTTCCAGAGTTGCCCGCGCCCCACGCTGACTGGCTCGCCGCATCCGCACTTGCAGAGCAACGGTCGGGCGTCTGCGATGAAGGCGATACGAGTCACGCGCGCTCCCATTCGCCTCCCCCGGACGAGGGGAGGGCTGTACCCAAAAACACCGCAATCCTGGACCCCACCCTTCCGGGCCCGAAGATGGGCCTGGAAGGGGCTCGTGCGGAGGACGCAGACCGGGCCGACCCCGGCCCCAAAAGGACCGAGAAGGGGTGGGCCCGGCCGGGCCCTCAGCCGAGGTCGTCTGCGGCCGTCCGGCGAGTCTTCCCGGTCCCGCCCGTGGGAGCGAGCTGGCGCCGGCCGGCCTGGGGCGACTCCCCGGTGTCGCCGGACGGGGCCAGCGACAGCGTCTTGCGGATCTCATCGATCGAGGGAACGCGGCCGAAGCTGCGCACATCGGTCTGCGACTCGATCCACGCGTTCATCGTGTCCACCGAGTCAGCCAGCGGGGTGTTCTCACGTGCGGCCTTGACCGAATAGCTTGTGTCGTTCTTGCCGGTGCCCACGCGCGTGATCGTGACGTCGAACCCGCTGATGGGGTCGGTGAAGTCACCGTCCTCGCGAATGGAGAGCAGCTCCTCGTGGATCGACTTGCCGAACGCACACACGCGCGGCCCCTTGTCCTCTTCACCTCGCACGATACCTCGCACGATGATGCTGCCGTAGATGCGGAGCCTCGGCAGGTAGTCGCCTGCGAGATCGTAGTCGGCCGGGTTGCCCGACGCACGCAGCGCGCTGACCTTCTGGCAGACGGGGCACGGCTTGCCGAGCATCTTGAGCGGGCAGTTGAAGCTCGCGGGGTTGCTCATGCCGGGAAGCTGCACGAAGTGCTGCCACACGACCATGAACGGCGAGGAGCACCCGACCGCGGGCGGCAGGATGCGGATAACGTTCTTGCCGACGGAGAACTTGTAGAAGTCGCCGCCACCCTTCTCTGCTTCCTCGCGCTCGTGCTGCGCGGCTTCCTCGGAATACGAACCGTACTTGACGAGATTCTGTCGAGGGTCTGCTTCGTTGCTCATGATGCGTGTCCTTCGTTGGATGTGGTTGAGAGGTAAGCTAGCCGCGTCGGTTGGCCCGGTCGGTCTTGAGGACCGGGTCGCCTTGAAGCTCGGCGCGCATGTGAGCGCCGAGAGAGATAAGCATGTCACGCTTCGTACGAATCGCGTCCACGATGCCGCCGATGTGGTGCTTGCGCGCTTCGGCCGCGATGTACTTGATGCGCACCTCGCGGATGCTCGGGTCGCACGTCACCGCCGCGTCCACCTGCGACTCGGTAGCCTTGCCGCCGGCCGCCAGCAAGATCTCCCGATGCAGGATGCGCTGCCGTGCCTCGTGCTCCTCGGCGTTCATCTTCGCCGTGAGGAACGCCTGCACGCTTTCGGAGAAGCGCGCGTTCCAGTACGCGAGGTCAGCGGGCAGCCGCACATACTCTTCTTCAATGACGAGCGGCTCGATGCGGACGCAATCACGTAGGTACTCACCGACATCGGTAATCCCCGCCGGGTAGTCCACGCCGGGGTCGAGTGTAGTGGTCGGTTCGGGGATGATATTCATGCGTGCTCCTTCAGGTAGTGAATAGCGCTCCGCAAGAGCGCGGCGCTGTCGTTGAACATCCCCAGAGCGCGATTGCATCGCGAGCAGAGAAGACCCCGCACCTTCCCGGTAACGTGGTCGTGGTCGACGCTCCAGACTTTGATCTGGCCCTTCGGCCGCTCATCCACACCGCAAGGTGTGTCGACGAAGCAGATGGAGCAGCAGAACCCCTGCTCGGCCAACATGCTCTCGTAATCCGTGAGAGATATGCCGTACAGCTTCCGCAGGTACCTGTCCCGACCCTGCGGGGATGAGGCGTGCTTCATCCCGGCGGCACGAATACCTGCACGCCCTTCGGGTGACGCGCGACGCTCGCGAGCTTTCTCCCGTTGGTACACGCGGTTATTCTCTCTGTCCTTGTACGGCATTGGTCCGTCCTACCGGGGCGACTTGTTAGCGAGAGATCTTTTTACGGCGATACACAACGAAAGCTCCGTCCCATATGCGCGTTTCTGACACACGTGGTACCCGTTGTGCTTCCTGCACGTCTTCGCGCAGATGTAACCATCCTTGCCGCGAGCGACGCACGGCGCGTTGAAGATCCAAGCGAGCACACGCCTCACGCTGCCGCCTCGAACTTGTACTTCGAGAGCGAGCCCCACGACGGTCCGACCTCCACGTCCACCTCCAGCACGCAGAGGCACGGCCACGAGACCATGATCTGCCTCACCTCGTACGCGACCTCATCCACCGCGTCATCGCGCACTTCGAGCAGCAGCGCGTCGTGCACGGGGAGCACGAGCTTGGCGGGCACCGCGTTGTCGCGGATCCACGAGACGGTCGCATGGACCGACGCGAGCCCGTAGTCACTCGCCGTGCCCTGCACCGGCGTGTTGGTCGCGCCGTTCTCGGCGGTGCGACGCGTCTGCTCATCCGAGTCAGCGATGCGCCACATGGGCCGACGACGCGCGCGGTGGCCGTCCCACTCCGTCCAGATCTCTCCCGTCTTGCGCGCTTCGAGCACGAGGTTCTCGCTCCACTTGGCGAGCTGCTTGAAGTGCCCGAGGATAGCTTCGCGGATGCGGCCGGCTTCCTTCACGGTCACGCCGATCTTCACCGCCAGCGCTCCGTCGCCCATGCCGTAGAGCAGACCGAAGTTCACGATCTTCGCTGCGGTCCGGTGCATCTTGAGCACCTGGGACGGGTCGATGCCCCACGCGGTCTTCGAGATCAGCTCCGCAGTGCGCTGGTGGTAGTCGACGCCGGCCGCGAAGATCGCGAGCATGTCCGGGTCACGCGACAGCGCTGCGGCGATGCGCAGTTCGAGCTGGCTGTAGTCGAGCTGGACGAGCTTGTGCCCCGGCGAGGCACGGAAGACGTCGCGCGCCATCTTGCCCTCGATCGAGTCGGCACGAGGGATCTGCTGCAGGTTCGGCGACTCGCACGAGAGTCGACCGGACCGCGCGCCGTCCAGCTTCAGGTTCGGGTGGATGCGCCCATCGCTCCGAATGTGCGGGAGCATCCCGGCCGCGAACGAGCCGCGCATCTTCGCGAACCCTCGGTGGTCGAGGATGAGCCCCGGCAGCGGGTGATGCTTGCGCAGTTGGTCGAGCGTCGCTTCGGACGTGCTCGGTTGCTCGCTGGCCGTGCGCTCCAGGATGGGCAGGCCCAGCTTGTTGTAGAGAAGCTCCCCGACCTGGATGGGTGAGTCCCAGTTGATGGTCGTGCTGTAGAGGGCGAGCCGCTGCTGGATCTCTGCGATCTGTCCCTGGAGGTGCGTGTCGAACGCTTCAAGCGCGTCTCGCGACGCGGGCACGCCCCACGCCTCGACTTCGGCGACTGCCTCAGCGGCCGGCCCCACGAGCACGTCCCACGTGCGCCGCAGGTCGGGCTGCGTGTCGAGGTCGGCTTCGAGCTTCTCACCGAGCAGCGCCGTCACGTACGCATCGCGCGCGTTGTACCGGTACAGCACCGGCTTGGGGATGAGCCCGTACACGTACTTGCCCTTCTCGGTCGGGTCATCCCGGATGACCTTCTCCAAGAGCGCGTCCGGCGCGAGCGCGGCCGGCTGGACGAAGAAGAACGCCAAGTTCTTGGTCTTGGCGTCCTTCTTCTCCTGCGCGAGCACGAGACGGATCTTCGCCATCGCGTCCTCGATGGCCTGCTCTGCCTCGCCCTTGTGTCCACCGAGCCCGAGCAGGTCGGCCATCGCACCGAGCGCGCCGTTCGCTTCGGGTTCGAGCAGCTTGCGCCAGAGCCGTGTGTCGCCGTAGCTACCGCGCGTGAGCACACCGAAGCACGCGAGCACGGCCGTGCGATCGTACTTCTCGTTCTGCCCGACCTTGCGGTGCGCCGGGTCGGCCAGCCACGCGAGCAGCAGCTTGCGTGCGCCGGCGTCAGCGAGACCTTCCGAGGTCCACACGTAGACGTCGCTCTGGCCGCGCCCGCAGACCGCGAGCGACAGCATGCGGAACGACGGGTCGAACATCAGCCCCGCGGTCTCCACGTCCCACGCCGCCCACGCCGCCTCGGTAAACGCCGCGATGGCGGTGCGCGCTTCGGTGGCGTTCGTAACGAGGTACGCCTTGGGCTCCTCCCACGCAGGCACCGTGACCGGCGCGGTGCACGCCCACTCCACATCCTCCTCGAAGTGCCCGCGAAGGAAGCGATTACGTGAGGCGATACCCGGGTGGAGCACGGCGAACACAGGCACGGGCGCAATGCCCTTGGTCGAGCAGAGCCACGCGAAGCCGCGGCGCGTCTGTTGCGGGGAGATGCCCCGGCCGAGCAGCGAATGCGTGGCGGGCGTGCCTAACGCGATGATGCGCTGCGGCTGCACCTCGCGAATGACCTGCACGAGATACGTACGGCACGCGCTCAGTTCCTTCTCACCGACGGTGCGCGCGCCTGGAAAGCACTTCACACCGTGGTCCAGGGCCAGCGGTCCGGCCCAAGTACGCGCGATGACACGGCGGAGGTAAGCCCCATTCGCGCCCACAAGCGGCCGACCGCGGGTGTCTTCCTCGCGCCCTGGAGAGTCAGTCACGACGAGCAGGCCGCCGGGCTCGCCCTCTGGCGACATGCACGGCGACTTCACCCCCTCGCTCAGCTTGCACCGCGTGCATGCGGTGTTGATATCGGTGCCGTGCTCGACCTCGACAGCGAAGCGTGGCGGTTCGGGGAAGAGCGGAAGTGACTTCATGCCTCGGCTAGCTCCTCGGGTGACGCGGGGCGACCGCGGTGCGCGTGCTCATCGAGCGCGCTCTGCATCTCGCGTGCGCCGTACGGCCACTGCATCCAGGGCGCACGTACGAAGCGTGCGGAGAACGGTGCCCAGCCTGGGTCGTTGTCGGTCATGAAGCGCCAGTCTATAGGTACGTGGCCGAGGTCGTGAGCCGCGTGGATGATGGCCCACGCTTCGGTCTCGTCGGCGGCCATGACCGCGCAGCAGATCGCGTACAGCGTCACGCCCAGGTCCGTCTCGCGCGTCTGCGTCACCCACCACGGCCCGCGGTACTCCCACTTGGTCGGGTCGGCTGACCAGAAGCTCGCCCAGAACGGGAGCAGCGCACTCACTTCGGCACCGCCACGTAACCTTGCTCGGAGAAGATCGACTTGAACGCGGCAACGCACGTCTCGTCATCGAGGTCATCGGCGACGCGTCGAGGCAGGTACACCACCGCGCTCGCGTTGGGAGGTGAGTCGCCGGCGGTGAGCGTGTCTCCGTCACGGACGAGGTAGCGCACGCGCGTGCGGGGAACGCAGAACGGGAACGCCTGCGGAGGAAGCACGCCGCGAGGCTGCGCGGTCTGCATCAGCTCCAGCGAGTAGGCGACGAAGATCGCCTGCGTGACCGCGCCCACCGCGTACTCGTGCAGGAGCTTCGCCCACCAGATGCCCGCGTTGGACTTGCCGCCGATCCTGCCGCCCGGCGGGTTCAGGAAGACGCTCCCAGCCCAGGCTTGTGCCAGACCATCGTCCTCCTGCGAGTGGAGGCGCGTCGCCTTGACCGTGCTCCGGTTCACGAACGCGTTGCTCGCGGGGTCGAGGTCGATGCCGCCCATGACGGCGCGCGCCTTGTCGATGATCCACGGTGGCGTGTAGTGCTCGGCGCTCTTTGCTGAGTGCTTGGCGACAGCCGGTAGCACTCGCTCAGCAAGGGAGCGCCAGCAACCCGGGTCACCCTCGCGATGCCGGCCGGGGCCTAGACCCGCTGCGTGCCCCGACGGGCAATCGCACCCGCCATCACCGTCCGACCAGTTCGGGCTCATGCGTTTTCTACCCACTCATCCGGCACCCATAGGCGCGCCTTGACCCAGTACCCGCCGGGTACACGCTCGGGTGGATCGGGCATCACGAGCACATCCGCATGCCCGGACTCGTCGCCCCAAGCCTCTTGGGCTAGAGAACGAACTTTGTCAGCAAGTTCAGCGCCGCACCTAAGCCGCGGCTTGAGCACACGAGCGCTCATGACGCCTCCAACGCTTCGAGCGCGCGGCCCAACCTATCGTCGATGTTCGAGACGCGCTGTAGCGCGGGCACGACCTTCTTGTGTTGCTTACATATCGCGACGATCTCGTTCCGGTCGGTGAGCCCGTTGTCGAAGAAGTGCTTGATGAGATCGCGGATGCTCTTCGACGCGACCAGCCCTGTGAGGAACGCTGTCTTGACGTCCTCGGGATCGCCCGCTGCTTCTGGATCATCGACGGCTGCTTCGCTCACCACACACACCGCGCCGGGCTTCTCGTCCCCACCGAACGGAATATCGTCACTGGGTCCGGCCGGTGTCACCGCAGCGAGGTCGGAGGCCTTGCGCGCGGCAAGCGACGCAGCCGCGCGCTCCTTCGCTTCGGCGCGTGCGCGCTCAGTTGCAGCCTGCGCACGTTCGTTCTGCGATTTGAAATCCTGCGGCATGTCGTACGGCAACGCCGCACCCGTCGTGATGTTCGGGCGGGTCGCGCTGGCGGGCTCGGGAGCAACGAGCTTGGCCGGCGCCTCCTGCGCATCCCAGTCGGCCGGGTACCCTCGATCGATAGATAGGAGCTTGAGCGCATCCTCGTACGTCTCAACCGAGAAGATCGTCAAGGTCTCGCCATCCCACTGCACGCGCCGCATCAAGCCGGCGACTTCAACCTCACTCGTAAACGTTCGTAATCGCATTGTTCGTGCTCCTTTGGTTTCGAGACTTGTTAGGCGTAGAGAGAATTACGTGCGGCTTGCATGAGATCGTCTGCACCGTAGTCGTTCGGATCTGTCGCCGGGGGAAGGCGCACCGCGGATGCGTTCACGCCTTCGAGCGCGAGCCTCCACGCGAACGCTTCACCCTCCTCCCACGCGTCCCCGTCGAGCACGACGCAGATCGGCCGGCGCGCGAGCAGTAACCGCTCGAAGTGCGGCTCGGTGGGTTTGCCGAGAAACGCCGCGGCGTGGGGCCAGTGCGGGAGAGCATCGAAGCACCCCTCCACGACGAGCAACGGCACATCGGTGTCGATGTCGAGCGCGGCGCTGTTGAACATGACACCCACGCGCCCCCCACTCGGGTATAGGTAGCGGCGTTCGGCGCGGTCGGTGAAGTCGCGCCCCACGTACCACTGCCACGTGCCGTGCGCATCGAGCACCGGCACGACGATGCGGTTGAACATCCGGCCGCGCGTACACGCACCGATCTTCACTTCTCGCGCGACCTGCTCCGGGATGCCGCGCCAAAGCACGTACCGGCGCGCGCGTTCGAGCGCGTGGGAAGTCGCGCCTGGTCCGTCGAACAACTCGAAGAACGCTTCGGGCTGCTCGATAGCTGGCGTGGGCTCGACCTCGTCCACCTCGTGCTCGAAGCCGTCGCTGGCGACGTGCCCGCGCGACGCGCAGCGGAAGCAGTGCCAGCGGCCGGTGGGCAGGTGGACGCCCATCGAGAACTTGCGGTCTGGTGTGCCTTGGCGCGTCTCGCACGCCGGGCAGTTCACGCGCACCCAGCCCGTGCGCGATGGCCGCTTGCCGTTGATGAGGTAGGTGATGTCTTCGCGCAGACTCACGGGATCTGGTACTGCGACGGGTGCGCGACAACGATTCGACCGTGAGCGAAGTCGGTCTGGATCGGCCCTACGGTCTTACGCGAGACGCCGCGACGGTTCTTGGCGACGAAGAGGTTGATGAGCGCGAACTCCTCGTCCTCCGGGTTGATGGTGATGATCTGATCCGCCGCGCGAACCTTCTCCATCGAGTCGGCGATGTCCCCGATGTCGAGCTTCGATCGCTTACCGCTCTTCTGGCGCTGCGACTGCGACGCCGTGTAGATCCACTTCTGCTCGCGCTCGCCCCACACACGGATCGTCTCGTACACGTCGCCCATCGCCGCGTACGTGTTGCTATGCTCGATCGCCTTCATCTTCACGGGCTTGATCTTGTCCATGTAGTCGATCACAAGCACGTCCACCGGCTCGCCGATCTCCTTCTCGATGTCGCGGACGAGGTTGATTACGTCCGTCGTCGTCGTGGCCTTGGGCGCGGCCCAGCCCACGGTCAGACGTAGCACCGTGCCAAACCACGACGGGTGTATAAGCATCCGCGCTTCGAGCTTGGCGAGGATGCTCGCCTCGTGGATGACGTCGCTGAGCGCCTCGCCGTACAGGTTGGCGAGGATGCGCGCGTGGATCTCGGCTTCGGGTAGCTCCAACGTCAGGTAGTGGACACGCTGCCCCATGAGCGCGGCGTGCACCGCAGCGTGCACCAGCGCCATCGACTTGCCGCCGCCTGAGTCCGCGACGAAGCAGCACTCACTGCCGCGGGGCACGCCGCCTTCTAGCACGTCATCCAGCTCCAGGATGCCCGTCGACAGGCGCGAGACCGCGCGAGCCGCGTCCACGATCGCAACGCTCCGCACGCCGACCTGCTGCGCGACCTGTCCCGTGTCGGCGCCGATGCTCCGCGCCTTCTCAACGATGTCCACGACGCGGTCCATGTCGGCGTCGTGCTTGCCGATCTCCTGGGCCATCGTGCGCGCAGCGTCCTTGTGCGCGCGCCGCTGGAGCACGGGTTTCATCGCCTCGGCCATCGCGTCTTCGTCGGGTAGCTCTTCCTCGATCGCGAGGAGCACCCACGCGCGAACGTCCTCGCGCTGCTCGTGGGTGACCTTGCCGTCGTGCTCCATCCGCGCGATGCGCTGGTTGATGAGCGTAAACGAGTCGGGCGGCTGACCTGTCTCGACGGCGTGCGCGCGAGCCGCTTGCGTCACGAGCTTCGCCGCGGCGTGCGCGAGCGCGTCCGGGTCGAGGTGGCGACCGATGCGGTGCCACATGCGCGGCTTGATCGCGCAGAGGTACACCAGCGCCATCTCGAACTGTGCGTCCAGCGCGTACGGCTCGTGCTTGCCGCCTCCCGTGAGAGGCCGCATGAACGGAATGACCTTGCCTCCGGTGTTGCTCACCGCCAGACCCACACGCCGTGCTTCACGTCTGCATTCACCTTCGCCTGCCCCTCGTTGACCTCGACTCGGATCGCCTCAAGCGCGGCATCGCGCTCAGCACGCGGGTACTCCCGTAGACCCAAGCTGGAAAACTTCTCCCGCGTCATATGCTCGAACGCACTATCGGTGTACTGCTCACGTGCGCACGTCCTGCCTTCCTCGTCGTACGTCTTACACTCGGCTTCTAGTTTTTTGGTCGAAAGTACAAGCATCAACGGAGGCGCTTTGTCGTGGTCCATATGCCGCCACTGGCTCACGACGTAGTGAATCCAAGCAGCCGGCCGAACTTCGAGCGCGAGGCACGCGGCAGCAAACGAAACGAGTCGCGCATGGTACTTGGTGCGCTGCGTCGGTTTGTTCTTCACCGCCCACACGGTTCGCTTGTCCTTCGGGAAGATGCGCTCACACGCGCCCACGTACCAATCGCGCACGAGTGCGGCGTGACGTTCGGGTGAATCGTCGGGGTTGAGGAGCGGCGCGTGGGGCACACGAACCACGAGGTGCTCGACGCTGAGCGATCGATACGATCGGGTGGGCGAGCGAGGCTCTGGTCTCTCGAAAGAAGATCGTGGGAGCCCGGCCGGCGCTTCGACGGCGGTATTCTCCGAAGGAGAATTAGACCCAGACGAGAGAAGAGAAAGAGATCTGAGATCGTCCCTCGTTTGATTACCAAGGGTCACCTCGTTTGATTCGACAACCCCTCGTTCGGTTTGCGGGCGCAAGTGCGCGGAACCACGAGACGCGCGAGACCTCGCGAGCGCGTCACCGAGGGGGTCGCGAGGGCCCCGATCTGCCGGTCCCCAGTCGCCTGCTCCGTGCCTGACCATGCCCTTGCCACTGCCCTTCGGCCGACCCGAGCCGACGCGCTTGCCCCCGCGGTGCCCCGCGCCGGTGGCGACGGCGCGTTCCCACGCGAGCGCGAGCGGCGCAAACGACGCAGCGGGCACGCACGCCGCATCGAGCGACGTGCGCAAGATGCCGTACGCGCGGCGCCAGAACAGGCTTCGATCGCGAGAGTTGAGTTGCCATCCGAGCACTTCGAGCAACCCGACCTTGCGCAGTTTGCCCAACGCGCGCTCGATCGCGGCATGACCCGCGCGCACGCCGCGCGCCTTGAGCATCCTCGACATCCCGTCGATGCCTGCGAAGAGAGCACCGCGCGCCTCGACCAATGATCGCGACGTCTCACGCATGTCGGTGAGCAGCGCCCAGACGCCGAACGCCGTGGGCCCTAGCGCGGTCACGAGCGCGGCGTGGCGAACGACGAGCTGTCCCGCGTGCTCCGGGGCGCGCACCCCAGCTAGGAGCATCGACCGCGACGGCAGCCCGCGGCCCTTATCGGGCCGCAGGGCTTCACGGCCGGTGTCGTAGCGCTCGCCCTCCTGGAGAGGGCGCGGCCGGGGGTTCGAGGCAGGAGTAGCGACACGACTTTGACCGCGGGGCCCAAAGAGAGCGAGATCGAAGGGATCCGCAGTCGTGTCGCTGCTCATACCCGGAACAAGAGAAGCCGTAGACGAGTCCAGCATAGCTAACACCGCTCCACCGTCCAGGGTTACGTTGTCGAGCGCGCGCGGTGGTCAAAAGCCCGCGCACGCTCCTTGCCCCCAGTCAGGGCTCCCCGCGGCGCATTGTTACGCGACGGGGGACGAGTCTTCTACTTGGCTGCTCCACTTTCGTCGAGGGGATAGTGCGCTTTCTTTTTGGGGAGCATCGCGGGCACCGTAAGTGCTTGATCGATCGTGATTGTGTGCCCTTCGGCAGCGTACGCACGCAGCCGATCGGCCGTGTGCTTCGCTAGCCACTTGCACCCCTTGTGCGCGAGCCCACGGCACCCGCAGCCCTTGTCCGCGATGTCCCATACCTCGAACGTCGTCTTGTCCTTCGTCGTTCGCATTCCGCGTCCGATGCGCTGGAGAGTCGCGATGACGCTCTTGCCCGCGCTCGCGACGACGACAGAGCGCAAGTCTGGGATGTCGGTGCCCTCCTGGAAGATCACCGAGCACACCAGCACGTCGATGCGGCCGGCGATGAGGTCGCGCACCTTCGTGTCGCGTTGCACGCCTGCCGAGTCTCCCCAGACGAATGCCGTCTTGATGCCGGCGCGCCAGAGCGCCTTCTCCACGAGCTTGCCGTGCGAGATCTCCTTGACGAAGACCAAGCACGGCTTCTCCGCGCGTGACGCGCAGTCGACCACGACCGCGTTGCGCACCTTCGACTTGACGACGCCTCTGCTGTACGCGCGGGCGAACGTCGTGTCGGTGCGCTGGTCCCCAAGGTCGTTCACGTCCACGATGGCCTCGTGCACCTCGACCATGCGGATGTGCGGCTTGGCGAGCACGCCTTCGTCGATGAGCTTCTCCGTCGCGAGCCGGTAGATCACCGGCCCCAACGCACCGACCGCGAGCAGTGAGCGCTTGTCCCCACGCGCGAGCGGCGTGCCCGAGAGACCCACGCGCCAGTACGCGCGAGGGGTCGCCATCGACACGCGGTAGAAGCTCGCAGCCGGGAGCACGTGGCACTCGTCCACGATGAGCCCTTCGGTGCGAGCGAGGAGCGCGAGCGCGCGAGGGTCGGCCTTCTCCAAGAGCCGCGACAACGTCTGGAACGTCGCGCAGACGAACGTGGCGTCGTCGGGAACGTTCCACACGCCCTCGCCGATGCGCCCGGTGGGTAGCTTGGTTCGCGTTTCGTAGCGGTCAGCCGCCTGCGTGCCGAGCGTCGTGCGGTGGACGAGGAAGAGCCACGTCACCGGGAAGCGCTGCGCGAGGGCCGCAGCCACCTCCGTCTTGCCCGAGCCCGTGGGCATCCAGAGGATGCCCCTGGTCTTGGCTTCGACCGCCGCCACGGCGTCGTGCTGGTAGTCACGCAGCCACGCGATGTCCGCGGTGAGGTCGGGCGGCACCGGCTCCACGCGCTTGTCGAGCACCTGGACGTTGAACCCTTCCTCCGTGCCCGCCTTGATCACCATCGGCATGAAGCCGGTGGGGAAGGTCTGCGCGAAGATGTTGAAGAGCCTGATGCGCCCGTCGGTGGCCCCCGCCTTGCGACGGTAGTGCGACGTGCTGTCCTCGAAGGCGAGGTACTCAGAGAGCCACGAGCGCTCATCGTCGCTGGCCTGGATGATGCGCGCGTGCAGGTTGCCCGTCTCGATGATCACGTGCGCTCCTTCAGAATGACTCGCTGGTCGTTGTAGAATGCAGCCAGATAGGTGCAGTACGAGCACCCCAGGTGCGTCGTGCCCATCCGGCTCCGCTCGCTGCATAGCGCGGCCATCGCGTCGAGTCGAAGGTGGTGCAGCCGCTCGCGTTCGAGCTGCGCCGCGGTCACGCTCCACCTCGCCGGTCGAGAGATGCACGCCGACGTCGGCTGCTCCGACGTATCGCCCGGCCGTTGGGGCAGATGCAGGTCGCTCGAATGCCGCACGGTACACCGCGCGGGCTTAGCACGTGCGCGGTAGTGTCGACCCACCCGCTGTTACCGCAGAGACCGCAGAGCGGGATGGCTATGCCCATCGTGGCTTGCGGAACGAGCACCGTGAACTCTAGCCAGAGCGGCCTGCGCTTCTCGCGCACTTTGCGGGAGGTCATGCCGTCCTCCTGGAGCGACGGCGCTGCGTACGGATGGCGTGGAGGTTCGCCTTGATCATCAGCGCGACGGACCTCCAGAGCAGAAGCCCCTCGCTGGTGGCTACGTACTTCGGGAGGACGCGCGCGGTCATCGCGCACCTCCTTCGGCGAGGGGCAGGTAAAGGTAGCGCACGCCCTCAGACCACGCGTCGATGAGCGCGCGGGCGCTCTTGTCCCGGCGCTTGATGTCGTCATCGTCCGGTTTGCGGTCGGCTCGCACGACGAAGCCGCTCGCGCGCTCGCGCAGCAACGCCACGACGTGATCCGGGATGCTGACAATGCGCACAAACACGACCTTATCAACCGCGAACACCGCGGCACACAAGCACTCGATGCGCGCGTTGTCGTGGTCGATCGCCTGCGACGCGACCGTCGTGAGTAGCTTGCACCGGATGCAGTCTGCATCCGTCGCGTGCGGGAGGTGATCGCCTGAGCGGTCGTACTCGCGGATGAGCGCGAGCACGCCGCTGACGAGGAGGTCGAGAGACGTGGAGCGTGATTCGTTGGTCATGGTACTTGGTCCTTTGGTCGTGGAGAGGGTCGTCAGGTTTTTTTCTTCGGGGTCGGGCGCGCGTGCAGCGTGTCGGCCACCGCGCGCATCGGCGGGTTGTCCGCGTAGAACGTGAGGAGCGAGGCGATGAGGATGTAGAGCACCCTCCCCTCCTTCGTTCCGACGATGTCGCCGTCACCCGCCATGCGGTGGATCGTCTGGAGCGACTTGTTGAGCACTTCGGCGACTCGCTTGGCCGGCGCGTAGCCTGCGGCGATCATGATGGGGTTGGTCTTGGTCGACACGTTCATTCTCCTTCGGTCCATCGCAGACCGCGGATGGTAAGCGAGATGGTTGTTTGCGAAACGCGTAGCTTGCGAGCGATGGCGTCCTGCGCCATCCCGCGGAGTGCGAGAGCGCGCGCCTGGTCGGCGGTCTTCGGTGTTAGCTTCGCGCTCGGGTTCGACGTGCCTGGCATGCGCCAGACGCGTCCGGTCGATCGGCGATCAAGCAGGTTCTCGCGACGCGTACCCCACACCAGATTGGTGAGGCGGTTGTCGGCTCCGACGTCGTTGCGATGACGGCACTCCAGGCCCCTCGGGCAAGGTCCGACGAACGCTTCGAGCACGAGCCGGTGCACCTTCTCGACTCCGTCAGGGAGGGTGACCGTCACGTGCCCAGAGCGCTGCGTTCTGCCGACCATGATGCGTCCGGCGCGAGTGCCCTTGCCTGCCGTCGCTCGGCGAACGCGTCCGAGGTCTGAGACCTCGTATCGCGAATCACGCGGGCACGCACGCCATCGTTCGCGCTTCACTCACCCTCGATGAGCACGAGCAGAGCGGTGCCGAGCGAGCCCCCGGCGGCAGCACGACGAAGCCGGCGCTTCGCCTTCGCCATGTCGGCCTTCGTCTCGAAGGCGACCTCCAAGATGAACTCGGAGGGGGTCGGCCGCACGGCCGTCTCGTCACCGAGGTGCTGCCCCATGAGGTCGTCCGCATCGGGGTCGGTGTTGGCCGCGCGCAGCAGCGCGTTGACCTCGTCCTCGCTGTAGCCGGTGAGCAGCAGCTCCTCGTGCGTGTGCCCGGCGTTCACCATCTCGGCGAGCACTTCAGCGACGATGCCCAGGTCCAGCTCGCCACGCAGGCGGTTCATGCTGATCCGAAGCATCTTCTCGTCCTCCAACGGATAGTCCGGTGGGAGGACGACGGCAGCGATCTCCACGCGCTCGGCAACGAGCGCGGCCTTCGAGCGGTGGTGCCCGTCCACGATGCGGAAGCGGCCGGGGGGCGCGCCGTTCGTCGCAACCAAGATCGGCTGCAGCTCCCCGAACCGTCCCATCGCCTTCGCCAACGTGGCGACGTCCTTGTCCCCCATCACGTTGGGGTTGTTCTCGCAGGCGTCGAGTGCGTCGAGCGCAACGACCTGCTGAGTGGTCTCGTACCTTGTCATGTCTTCGTCTCCTCTGATAGAAGCCATAGAGCCTCATCGGACACGATGCTAGTGCGGAGTCTCGCTGATGCCGCGTAGACATCGCGCAGGGGCACGCCGGTCTCGCTCGCGATCTCGCGCGGCGTTCCTTCGCCGAGGAGCACGGGCAGCGCGAGCGCGTCCTGCTCCGCGACAGCGAGCGCGCGAGCCCGCACCCGCTCCGTCCAGCGCAGCTCATCGAGCAACGCTTCGGGAGTGGGCGTGGTGCATGGGAGCGATTCGTCGAGGTCTGCCCGACGCGAGACGCGCAAGCGCCACGGGTCGCTCATCCCCCCAGACACCGGCGATGACTCCTTCCAGAGCCAACGCCTCATCGAGAACGTCACCGCCCTCCAGACGTACCCGGCTTCGGGTACGCCCACGCGCGGCTCGAACGTACCGCGCGCGAGGATGGCCGCTTCCCACCCGGACTGCGCGAGGTCATCCCGGTCGGCCCACCAGCACCGGCGCGCGTAGCGGGCTGCTACGCGGCGCACGATGAGGTCCACCTGCGCGTCCGTTAGGCGCGTCACGGCTTCACCCAGAGCAAGCGCTCGACCAGCTTGACGAGGTCGGCCGGTGCCGCGTCGCGCGGTGGCGCGACGCGAGTGCCCGGCTTCTGGCAGGTGCGGATCACCGACCACTTGCCGTTCGGCAGCTTGTGGTTCACGAGAGGGTGCTTGCATCGCACGTGGCACATCCCCGCAGGGGGCGGTTTGCCCGGCGAGACGCGTGCCTTGCGCAAGCCATCCTCGGCCTGCGCCGCGAGCCAGAGCAAGCGGCACTTCTCGTCGCGCTCGATGTCGCGTGCTCGGCGCGCTGCGTATTCGCCGGACAGGACGTCATCGAGCACGCTCAGCTCGCACGCCGCGCGTGACCCCGCGGCTCGCGCCTCGGCATCATCCGACCCCTTGGACTTGTAGAGGTCGCGCGCCGCGTCCAGCTCGATGCGGAGCGCGGGCAGCGCGGCGGTGTCGCCGCTCTGCTTGGCGGCGTCGATGATCTGGCGAGCTGCGTCGAACCACGCCTTGAGCGCGGGGTTCATCGCGACACCGCCGGGCTCGTGTCGTGCACGGGGCACGGCTTCGTGTGCGGGCACGAGGGCGACTCACCGTGCTTCGTGATGAAGAGAATGCGCCCGCACGGCTCGGGTGCGTCGGGCTCCTCGGCATCGAGACCGGGCTGGCCGACCGTGACCGCCCAGATGATCGCTTCCTCGATCGTCAGCGCATCGTCGATGATGCCCTGCTTCCTGCGCGGATCAGTCTCGTGGGAGCAGACCGAGTCGACCGACCCCACGCCAGGACCGGCGCTTAGGATGACGGCCACCCCGGTCGCGATGTCGATGGCCTCTTCCTCCGTCGCCGCACCGATGTGGATGCGGCGCGTCTCGACCGGCGTGCCGGCTGCGCGCTCGAACGAGACGAGGACCGTGAACCGGCGCGCGCTCATCGCGCACCGCCCGTCTTGAGCGCGGCGATGGCTGCGGCCTTCGTGTCGTACGTGCTCTGGATGAGCGCCGGTGCGCGCGCGATCATGTACGCGTGGAACTGCTGCACGTCCGCGCTGAGCAGCGACAGCGCGAAGTCGCGCTCGTCCAAGTCGGCCTGGGCGGTCTTGAGCAGGTCGCTCGCGAGGTCGGACGCGAGCACCTCAGCGACCATGCGCCAAGGGGACGAGTAGGTGTTGCGGTCGACCAGGCACGTTGCTCCGCGCTCGCGCAGCGCGACGCACACCAGGTCCATGGACGTGCCGTACGACGACACTTCGGCGAGGATGCGCGCGGCCCAGGTCGGGATGGTCTTGGCGTCCACCAGCATCTCCTTCGAGCCGCGCTTCTTCTTCGTGATCTGGACGACCTTCACGATCGCCTGCGGCACCTCCTGGCGCGTGGCCTCGTCGAACGTGTAGTCACGGCGCGTCGTGAGGAGTCGGCTCGTGGCCGAGATGCACCTCATCCCGTGCTGGTGATGCCCGACGCCAGCGCGGCGCACCGTGCGCTCGCAGCGCGAGCAGCGGACGAGGACGCCGTTGAAGCCGAACGCGGCCTTCGTCGCGGCGACGAAGCGCGGCCGGGCAGCCTCGGTGAGCCGGATGATGTCGCGCTCCTCCAACGCGACCTTGCGGGACACGCCGACGGATTCGAGATGGCAGGTGGTCGGGCGGTTCGCCGTGCCCCAGCGATCGTTCTCGTTGACCGTGCCGTGCACGATGGCGGCCGAGTCGGACGTGTAGCAGGTGAACATCCCAGGTTGGCCGGGGATGGGGCGGCAGCTTTTGCAGCGTGAGAGACCTCGGTGCGAGTGTCGTGACATTGGTTTCTTCTCCGTGGGTACTTGGTTCGTGGTTTTCGGTCGTGGGCTCTGCAGCTCCACGGCACGCGACCCCCGCAGGGAGCGCGTACCGTGCCGCTCAGGTCTTCATGTCGGGGGCTGCGGCGAGGAGCGCAGCAGCGATCGTCGCGCGCACGTCATCGAGCTTGTCGCGCAGGCCACCCAGGCGCGTGCCGAGGATGCCTTCGTACCGCGCGAGCTTGCTCTCCAGCTCCGTCGCGCGTCCCTCGTACCGCTTGCCGCTGAGCGCCTTGGCGCCCAGCTCGTTCTCGGTGATCTCCTTCTGCATCGTCGTCACCGCCTCGCTCGCTTCGACGGTGATCGCGTCGAGCACCGCTTCGATTGTCTCCTCGCAGCGCATCGCCGGGATGCGCTGGATGCGGTGGTTCGTCGCCGCGTGGATCGCTCGGCGCATCGCCTCCCAGACGGGCACCGCGTGGGGCGGTACGTAGTATGCGCCGCCCGTGTCCTTGAGCGAGACGGCGTCACACGAGTGGACCATCTTGGAGAGCCAGGTGCCCGCCTTGCTCGAAGAGATCGTGTCGAGGTTCGCGAAGTACGAAGCGGTGATCGCCTCGACCAGCTTCTCGTCCGTGCTCGTGATGACCGGCCGGCCGGCGACATCGAGCTTGGCGACCAGTCCCACGTCGTACGCCAGGTCATCGCCGGCTGCCGTCTCCTTGACCGAGCCCCAGCCCTTGCGCCCCTCCAGCGGGCGCAGCATCCGGCGCACCGAGCGCTCCACGTTGCGCCGCACCGCGGCCTTGAGCGCGGCGGCAGGCGTCTCGCTCTCGCAGAGCATCGCCTCATCGAGCGCTTCCGCCACCCAAGCCTCGCGCAGCTTGTCCAGGCTCATCTCCCCATCGAGGCGCCAGAGCGTGATCCGCCCAGCCGCGCCGTTGAGCGCGCTGTCGATCGCGATGAGCCCGTCCATGTCCGTCTTCGCCGCGGTGCCGTTGTTCGTCGTGTTCATGATCTTATCCGTTGTTTGTTGTTGTTCGTATCGTGCTCAGGCGCACGAGCCGCAGCGCGAAGGGCGAGCCCCTCGCATCGCGGCGGTCCTGCGTCTCAGTCGTCTACTTCGATGTACGTGCCCCACGTGATTCGGGACGAGTAGCCTTGCCCCTCTGCGCTGGGCTTGCGCTTGTAGGGTCCGACGAGCAGCCAGATGACCGCCATGCCGGGGGGACACGTGACCGGCGCATCGCCATCGCCGTCGGTGACGAAGATAACGACCTCTGGACGCTGCTCCCCCTTGAGCGCGTCGAGTGCTTTGAACGCGGGCACGAAGCTCGTCCCGCCACCGCCCTTGAGCAGCTTGACGAGGTCGCTCACGCTCGTGATCTTCTGGAGCGTGTGCACCGCGCAGTCGCACGTGCCGTAGAGCAAGGGTGCGTTGAGCGTCTTGATCACGGCAGCCGACTCGCGCAACGCAGCGGTCATCTCTGTCCTGCCCATCGACCCAGAGGTGTCGATCATGAGCGCGACGTTGGGGACCACCGCACGAGGTCGAGGCATCAACGCTCGACCCACGCCATAGCCGATGCCGGCCTGACGCTTGGACGGTCCGTCGAAGCGGTACACGTTCGCTCCAGAGCGAACCCGCGCCGCTCGCTTGACCGCTTGCTGGAGCTTCTGCTGCCAGCGCACCTTCGCGATGCCCGTCACCGCGTCAGCGAGGAGCCGCAGACCCGCAGGCAGTCCGCCACGACCCGCAGCAGCGTGCTCCTGGATCGCCATCGCCATCTGCTTCGCGATGCGCTGCATCTCTGCCTCGCTGCGCTCGTCTTCCGGGTTGATGTTCGCCTCGTCATCGAGCGCGTTCCCCGCGCACGACCCGCACTGCCCACGACCCACGCCGTGGGGGTCGCCCGGCTTCACCTCGCCGGGCTCCTCGTCCTCTGAGGAGGGGTCGCCCCCCTCGCCGGACCCAGAGCCCTCGCCGGACCCTTCCGAGGGCTCCTCAGCGTCTTCGGAGCCATCCCCGTCCTCGCCGGGCTCCTCGCCGGACCCTTCGGTGGGGTCGCCCCCATCCTCGTCCTCGCCGGGCTCGCCTTCCGAGCCCTCGCCGGGCTCCTCGTCCTGCGCGCCCTCGCCGGGCTCGCCTGCGGGCTCCTCGCCGGGCTCCTCGTCCTCGTCCTCGCCGGGCTCGCCTTGCGGCTGCTTCGCCTTCTTCGCAGCCTCCTGCTGCAAGTCCAGCTCGTGGTACTGCTCGGCGGTGAGACCTTCGGGGGTGCCGGGCCCAAGGTCGCTCGGCCAGCATCCGGTGTCCGGGCCATCGGGCAGTTTGAAGCCCATGTCGCGCACGATGGTGTTGATCGCGCGGTCAGCGTTGCGGTTCCACCGCGCGGGGTCGCGCGACCCTCGCCGGTCACCGTGGTGATCGAGGATGTGCAGCGCTTCGTGGACGAGGAGCCCGGCCGACTTCTCGATGCCCTGCTGAGCGACCCAGGCAGGGTCATAGATGAGCACGCCGCGGTAGGTAACGCCGATCGTGTTCAGACCGGGACGAGCGACGAAGGTGAGCTTCGTCAGACCCGTCGCGAAGAACGGCGCCTTGGCACGCACCATGAGGCGCGCGGTGCCCAAGATCGCTTCGGCTTCCTCTTGCACATCGATCGTGGCAACGACTCGCGCCGCGCCCGACATCAGAGCACCCCCTTCGTGCCGGCCAGCTCCATCGGCATGCGGAGCGCGATCATGACTGGGCGCGCTTCCGGCGAGAACGCGAGCCCGGCCTTCGTGAGCGTCTGCGCGGCCGGCGCGATGATGTCGAAGTTCTTGGACGCACCAAGAGCCCTCCAGAGACGCGCTGAGCGCTCCTCTCGATTAGCTGCGGTGACCGGCTTCACGAGCGCGGCCCAGGCGTTGATGATAGCCGCGCAGCGATCTAGACGGCGCGCGTCCCAGGTGAACGGCACCTTGCCGTCGGCGACATCGAGGATGGACGGCATGTCCGCCTGCTCGCAGAAGATCGCGAACGCCTCGTACGCCTTCTGTCCGACGAACGAAGACACGAACGTGTCGCGGTCCGTCGCGCTCAGGCCGTGGACGATGCTCGATGCGTAGGCACGCGTCGCCATCTCCCAGGTCCGGTCGCTCGCCCACGCCAGCTCCGTCGTGATCTCGCCCTCCTTCGGGCACATGTTCTTGAAGCCAGGCATCGCGCGGTGGAACGAGGTCTCCAGGCCGACCGCGGTGGCCCACGCGCCGTTCTTCCACGCCGCCATTACGCGGGCTTCCTCGGCGTCACCGTCGATCGTGTCGTCGGTGGTCGCTTCGTCGTCGATGCCGAGCATGTAGTCGCAGTGCTGCTCGTTGCTCATGTTCCCCCACTGGATGTGACCGAAGCGATTGGCGAGGGGCAACGAGAGGTCTTGCCCGCCGGCTGCCTGGTGCACGGGGTTCATCGCACCGAGGACGCGCACCCGGCCGTTGAGCATGAAGCCGGCGATCGTCCGCTCGGAGCAGAGCGTGAGCTGCGGTGCCTGGATGTGACCGGGTGCCGTGCTCATCTCATCGTTGAACACGATGCCCGGTCGGCCACCGTCGAACATACGCGTCCAGTCGGGGCGAGGATGCGCCAGCGTCATGTCGTCGTTCGCGAAGGCGCGAACCTGCTCGGCGAGGGCGACGCTGTACTCTGCGCCGTTCTGCACCGCGGTGATGACGCGGTCGATGCACGTCCCCACGTCGCCACCGCCACGCGGCACCGGCACGACGCCGAACTGCCCCTCACCGTCACCAGGCACGAGCACCTTACACTGCCAGGGAGCGACGATGCCGTTGGAGAGCGAGGTGATGCCCGCGGCCTTCGACTTGAGCACCGCGGTCTTGCCGCCACCGGGGTCGCCGCAGAAGAGAATGTTCAGGCCCCAGCGGACCTCGTACGCAGCGAGCTGGTGGACTTTGCCCGAGGGCACGGTGAAGGCTCTACGCTGCCGGCCCGCCGGCGTGAAGAGCATCGCGTGGATGATAGAGGCGTTCACGTGATTGAGATTGTTCATGGTCGTAGCTCCGTGGTTCGTGTGGTTTGGTTTCAGCGAGTCGTGCGAGGCCGCACGCAGAGAGGAGCGAACCGCGGGGGCTCGCTCCTCTCAACGCGATGTCTCAGGTGAGGACGAAGACGGTGACGTAGCGGATGCCGTCGTCGGCACCGACCTTCGAGCGGAAGTGCTCCGTCGCGAGCTTCTTGGCCTCACCGTAGGTCGTGGAGCCGGGCGTCCAGAAGATGCTCTCGGCATCGCGCTGGCAGTTCATGTCGGGGTTGCGTCGCTTCGAGAAGGCCCAGGAGCCGCGACCCCGCGGCGCGTGGCCGTAGCTGATGACGTAGTCGGTCGTGCTGAAGTCGACGACGATGCGAGCCTTGCGCTGAGCGGCGTTGGTACGGGTGACGATCGAGCTGTTCATGGTCGGTCTGCTTTCTGTTCTTGGTTACGTGGAGGGCGGCACGAGCAGAGGGACGAGGAGCCGAAGCCCCTCGTCCCTCTGCGGTCCTACTGCTCTCAGGCTTCGGCGGTGATCGGGTCCTTGGGCTCGCCGTCGAACGACGTCGTCAGGACGCGCCGTGCGACCACGAGCTTCGTCACGCCACCGTCCTCGGTGCCGGCCATGACGACGACGTTCGCTCCAGCGGCGCGAACGACGGTCAGCTCATCGGTGAGAGAGATGATGCCGGTGAAGTCCGCGGCGAACTTCGCGCGCAGCCACATCGTGGCGCCGGGCTCGATGCCCTTCTTCGGCGCCACGACCTTGTCGCCGTCCGTGCGCTGCCAGTCGGTCGCGCGCAACGCGGTGAGCGTGACGGCCACGCCATCGAGGTCGGCCAGGCTCGCCTTGATCGCGGACTGGGCCGTGTCGATGACCGTCCGCGCACCGACATTGCAGCGCAGCGCGGTCTTGGATAGGCGAGCGATCGTGTCGTGGAGGAGCTTCGACGTGCGGCGCAGCGCGCGCACCTCGCGGTCAGCTAGGAGCTGAGCCTTGCGCGTCTTCGCCGGCTTTCCCGCGGTGCGCTCGCTGAGCGCGACGGTAGCCTTGGCCTTGTTCTCTTCAAAGGTCGGGTCCACCGAGGACGGCGTGAGGGCGACGTTCGGCAGCGTCGCGTCCTTCACCATCATCGAGCGGAGCAGAGCGGTCTTGGAGGAGGACGCGGCAGACTTGGTAGAGGTCTTCATGATCTTGCTTTCTGTTCTTGGTTACGTGGATCGGTTCGAGGCGTTGCCGTCTCGCATCGAAGGTCGGGCAGTCCGTCCCTCGATGCGAGACGAGGAGTGAGCCAGCGGCGCACTCCTCGTCTCTCCTGTCGTCCGTCGTCGGCACGGCACCCGTCGGTGCTCGTCCTCGTCCGGTGCTGAGCGAGCGGCGCATCGAAGCGCAGCGCTCGTCATCGTGTCAGCGGTACCGGGTTCCCGCGCATCCTCCGCAGAGGCTTTCTTCCGGCAGCATCCTCGTCCTCGTCACCGTGCTTAGAATCCCCGTTGATGTCATCTCGTTGATACCGGCCTCTTGCCTCGCTGGGAGGCGTCCGTTTGGACCGCCGAGTCTCTCGACTCGCTCGTGTCCTCTTCTGGAGGTGGTTACTGGGGACCGCCGATGCGATCGCGAGTAGCTGATTCAGTTTTCAAAGAGCGAGGGGACTAGATGAGAGCGGACACGGCTCGACTGGCCGCGCTGATCGAGGTCATCGCGCTCGCGCGCTCGCTCGATGTCCGACGATCGGTAAGGGAGGTCATCGCGCTCGCGCGCTCGCTCCGTCCGTACGTCTCTCTCATCTCGTTACCCATCACTCCTCTAGTATCTCCTACGTATCGCGTTCGGTCGACTTTTCCTTTGGGCGGATAATCCATCGGAATTATAGGTGGTTTACGGTCACTGGCGTCGCGCTGCCGCAGGCTTCCCAGGGATTCACGGCGAAATAAAAAACCGTGGCTAAATACTCGGGATAATTAGGGTTTAGTACCCATCGAGCGCTTCAAGCTCTTTCCTTCACTTTTCCCTGCTTTTTGCTGCACGTGGCGTCGCGACCACGGCGTTTCCTTGCTCTTCCTGGAATCGACCGCGCACGAGCACTTTGGTCGTCCGGCGAGGTCGGCCGGGCTCCTCGTCCCTCGTCCTCGTCCTCGCCGGGCTCCTCGTCCTCGCTCGCGCGCTGGCATCGACGCGCGAGCGAGGACGCGCGATGCTGCGTCGATGGGCGCGATGAGCAGACGGAAGGGAGCGTCGTGGGAGCGTGACGTCGCAACGACGTTCCGCGAACGCGGGGCAGCGAGCGCGAAGCGCGGGCTGGGCCAGGCGCGATGCGCGCGCGAGTGCGCGGATGTCGAGGGTCTGCCGTGGTGGGTGGAGTGCAAGGTCGGCGCACGATTGAACGTCGTGGCCGCGTTGCGCCAGGCACGCGAGGCATCGGATGGCCGTGTGCCCATCGTGGTCGCGAAGCTCGATCGCTGCGAGCCGATCGTGACGCTGTCGCTAGCAGACTTCCTCGACCTCGTGCTGCCGCGTGCGCCCAAGACCCCTGGCGATGGTGCGTAAAAACACAGCGACCTGGTAAGTCATCCGGTATGCCGCTCAAGCTACATAACGAAAGCGCGTGGAGGACGCGCGACATCCGTTCGATCTTGCTCGTCGGGATGCGGGCCCACGACATCAAGCACGTGAGCGCAGGGGTCATCGCTGACGGAGCGAAGTTCGCAACAATCGCGCCAATCTCGGCGTGGATGAGGATCGTGCTCCCTGCGCGTGTGGGCGACATCGGCATCGCGGGCGTGTGGCTCCCGCACGAGTGCGATGACGACCTCCAAGCGCGCGTCGCCAAGCGCTTCGCGGCGCAGGTCGATAGCGGCTGATCATGAAAGAGTTCAATTACAAGAAGGCGTGGCAGAAGGTGGCGCTCCCCGGATGGGAGTCGCTCCCGCGTGACGTGAGGCAGCTCGTCTACATGACGTGTTGCGCGCTCCCGTACGGACAGAGCGCAAGTCTCGACATGGAGTGGCCCGACAAGCGGGTCGACCGTGGCGAGTCGATCGAGCTGCCGAGCGAGTGCGCGGCGCAGGTCATCACCGGCACGAAGTGCTGCGAGGACATCGGACACCATATGTTCAGTCTCCAGCGCCGCTTCGAGAACATCGACACGAGCTGGCTCTCGCAAGCCGCGCGAGTCGTCTTCGACTACGGACACTGGGCGCCTGGTTGCCCCCAGCAGCCGACGTTCGATGACGCTCCGTTCGTGAAGGCGTACGCGGAGGCCAACGTGGTCCAGAAGACGGGCGGCCACTGGAAGTTCTCCAACCTCGCCGACCAGATCCTTACCGCGAAGATCGGCATGCCGCGCGTGCGATCGCCGAAGGGCAACGGCGTCTCGTTCGTGGTTCTCGAAGGCGCGCTCCGGTGCTGCTTCGCGTCCCGCGGCATGCGCGTGGTCATCGTCGCGTCGGACAAGGACCTGATGCAGCTAGTGGACGGGCAGTGCGTGCTCTGGGACGGCAAGGACACGGTCACCGGCATCGAGGAAGTGGAGAAGCGCTTCGGCGTTCACGTCTACCAGCTCCGCGACTATCTCGCGATCTGCGGCGACAGCTCCGACAACGTGCCCGGCCTCAAGGGCGCGGGGCCCAAGGCCGCGGTTGCGATCTTGAACAAGTTCGGCACGCTCCAAGCCGCCCTCGACTCGGCGTGCACCGACCTATTGGAGCCCTTCTGGGCTCGACACACTAAGTACCGCTCGATGCTCCGTGCGCAACACGACGCCGTGCTGCTGAGCCAGCGACTTGTTACACTCGCGCACGATGCGCCCGTCGCATTGAACACTGAGGAGACGCAACGCCTATGAGCGTAGGGAAGAACGAGCAGAAGTCGGCGGAGTACGTGCCTTACGGGCCGGTGCGCGTTAGCCGCAAGCTCGGCGAGCGTCGTGGTGGAACGGCGTCGGCATCTACCTCCGCTGCCGTCGCAGAGAATGTGCCAGCGGCTCACGTCGATGACACGGAGCGAATGCGGCAGGCCCACGCTAAGCGAATGGAGGCGACGCTTGGATCGCCAGACCACTTCGTGGGCACACTACCTGCTTCAACGAGCGCGCAATCGTCGCCAGAGAGTGCGGATATAGGGCTCACTCCGGCCGGCCGCGAACCGGTCATCATGGTTGACGTACTAGGGTTGTCGGACGAAGCGAAGCTAAGCGCCGACAATGTGCGCGGACTCATCGTGCAGGAGTGCCGCGCGACAGAAGCGCTGCTGCTCGCGAAGAACGCCGGCTACGGTAGCTCCGCGTTCGATCCTCTGCGCGTGTTCTCGAAAGTATCGGCCGTGACAGGGATTCTCGTACGCATTGACGACAAGCTGTCGCGTATCGCGCGCGGCGATTTGACCGCCGTGGACGACGAGAAGCTACCGCAGACGGTGGACGACCTCATCGGCTACCTCACGCTACTCAAAGTCGCTTGGAGGCTCAAGCTCACATGAACTATCACGAATATCCTTGCGATGCTCGCATCTCGTTGTCATCTTTACACGATGGAGTACGTAGGACTCCACCCGATTTCGCAGGTAGCCGCGCGCACTGCAGCGAGGGAGGTGGCGACGTTCGATTGCCTGGAGTGCTCGTACGGTCTGTACGCTGCCACACCGTTCGGCGACGCACGCCCAGCGTGCACGGTTTGTGGAGGACGGTGCCCCGACGCAATCTGGATCCTTATGTGCGAGTTGCTCGTCGCATAGGAGGTGCCTCGTGAAGGGTCCGTTCGAGATAGCGTTCACCGATCTACACGCAGCAGCCGAGGCGCGAGATCTCGCCAAGCAGGCTCGCGAGGACGAGCGGCGTGGGTTCATAGCGTTCGGGCTCATCTGGCTCGTGTCGTCGTTCGTGGCTTTCACCATTGGCGCACTCGTCGGGTACGGGTGCCGGTGATGGGCGCGCAAGACGCCACGATGTGGAAGCAGGTTTTGTACAACGAGATCGGTGCACGCGTTCGCGCGCGGGAGGATGAAGACACTCGCGCGCGGACGTATCCCTTCGCATCAGAAGGGACTACAGAAACAGTGCCCAGGCAGCGGCAAGGTCCCCGCGTGACCCCGCGCGCGCAACTAGCACGCGAGAAGCGTGCAGATGCTAAGCGCCATCGTGCGCGCGAACGCGCGCACATGCACTCGCTTCGATACGCAATTCGGCACGGGCTGTACGACATGGCATTCCGCGAGTTGATGTGGGCCTTTCAGCAGTCAACGATCGCTGACTTGAAAGAGCGAACGCAAGACGTCAACGACCTCGACAGGACCGCAAAGCGGTGCCACGGTGGCGCCTTATGAACCCATTTCTAATTGTGCTGTATCAGATGATTATGCTCGCGCCGCTGCGCGGCGATGCGGACACGTTACTTCGATCGCAGCTTGCGAACGCAATCGTAGAAGGCACCGACGACGCCAGGGAGCAGACAATCCTCGCGCGGCTCGCGTACTTCGAGGGTAGCTATTCGCGACACGTCGCTAGTTGCGCGGTCAAGGGTGACAACGGGCGGTCCCTAGGGTTGTTCCAGGTGCAGCCTCGCTCGACAGAGGACAAGCGCGAGGCGTGCGGCACGCTCGCTGCGCAGGTGCGCGTCGCGCTCCGCTTCATTCGACGCAGTGTCGAGGTGTGCAGCGGCAACGTAGGTAGCGCCGTTCTCAATCTGTACGTGAGCGGAGATTGCACCCGCGGGCACGCGGCGTCGGCGCTGCGGTGGGGTGCACCGTGAGCGGGTGCTGGGACGCTCTAGACTCGGCATCAGCGCCGCAGTTCTATTTCGTGATCGGTGCCATTCTCGTCACACTGGCGGCGACCGAGCACCTACGATTACGGTGGTGGTCGTGATTCTGTACGTCAACGATCGCGTAATATTCTTCGCGAAGTGGAGCACGTGGCGCGGCATGCGCGGACGTGTGACCAAGACGACGCCGGGGGTGTGGGTACTCGTCGACGGCGACACGCATCCTGTCGCCGTGAGCGGGAGCGAGATTGTGCGAGATGAGGTGAGCCAGATCAACATGACGGGCTGCGAATGATGGTGGACGCGGACGACTGCAACAAATCTGCGGATAGCTCGTGCGTTGCCGAGACGGGGGCCGACAAGCTGATCGACTTCTACCATCGCCTCGACATTCTGCCCGGTGGGACGTACGAGCCGCAGTTTCGCAAGTCGATGGTGGCCGCATTCGACGAGGTCCGCCGCGAGACCATTGAGGAGTGCATCAAGGCCGTTACGACGGTGACGAGCACCCCAGACGGAATGCTCACTACCGCGCTGGACCGCCTGTCGGCGCTGTTCACAGGCGCAGACAAGGGGGAGCCGTGACCGACCCGTATGACAAGATCGTGATGCGTGACCTCGTCGACGAATGCCGGAAAGAGCGCGAGCGCGCCGAGAATGCCGAGGCAGAGCTGGAACGATTGCGAAATGGCTTCTGCCCCTGGTGCGAGGGCCCGCTACGCTCTACTTCGGACCAACCAAAATGACGGTCGCTGACCCGGCCCAGCAGCGAGGTCACGCCTCGAACGGCGGATCGTCCTCGTCGTCCATGACAGACAAGGTCGCGCCTGGTGTTCCTGGAGGAGTGACGCCGAACGCGTCCGTCGACGAGCGCACGTGCGAGTTCTGCGACGTCCTCCACCCGGCTGTCCACTGCGCGCGAAAGGACGTCCGGACCGCCTGCGATGACTGTGGACAGGCGTTACCCCGTGCCACGCCTAGCTCGGGCGATGCCGAGCGGTACGCGGGGTACCTCGCTTTGGCCGATGCCATAGACGCGAACGGCAGCGCGGATCCGTTTGACCCTGAACTAAACCTCGCGCAGACCGCTTTTGCGGCGACCATCATCCGGATACTGGTCCGCGAGGCGGCGCTGTTCACACGCGTAGCCGAGGAGGAGAAGCCATGCGCGACGTTTCCGAGATGCAGAAGGTCAGGGCGCGTGACGTGGTGCCCTACGAGTGGGCGGTCTGGTGCACCGTGGACGGCTACCCGAAAGCCTTTGCGAACAGCATCGAGCACGTGTCGTGGAGCGAGGACGGCCAGCACCTCTGGTTCATGCTCGGCACACACAATTTCTACAAGGCGTTGCCCGACGAGGAGATCGAGCTGGTCCCCTGCGGACCGTCCACGATGAGCGCCGACTACCAGGCGAAGGTCCGCAAAGAGCACGCTGAGACGATCGCCAAGCGTCCGACACCCAAGGCGGATTGCCCGCTCTGCGATGGGACGTGTCACACGAAAGGACCCGCCCGGTGAGGCTGCCTTGTCCGCACAATCCACCGGGGCTGACCGAGGTATGCGCCTACTGCAACATCAACCTCAGGCTGCGATGCGAGCGGTACGAGGGGGCCCTTCGTTACATTGCGGTCGGCAAGATATCGTCCGACAACGAGAACCCGTGCGGCGAAGGGCACAGCATGGCTGGTAGGTTCATCACGGCCGCTCAGACTGCGCTTTCTGGAAGCTAGGCCCCGAAATGAGTGCGAAGGGAGTCATTGGGTGGTGCGTCGCGATCGTAGTGTAAGGCGCTGATGAAGGCGCACCCTCAGCTCAGGTTCGTCGAGCGCGATGCGAAGCGGCAGGGCAAGGAGGTCACGTGATGGCTCTGCGAAACCACCATGTGCAACTTGAGGACGGCACGGGCTGGGCCGTCGATCGCGAAGTCGCGGGCGTGTCCCTGGAGTGGATACTTCGGTACGGCTCCCGTGACGACGTTTGGGAGCATCGGATGGCGATCGCGAGCATCGTCAGCAGCTACATGGCGTTGCTCCACAAGCCACAAAAGCGACGCAATCAGGTCGTGCGCGAGCTGCAGAACGCGCTTGAAGAATGGGGCCGGGTTGGTCAGGAACCGTGCGCCGATTCTGGCAACGCATCGAAGGAGGAGGCATGAGACCCGACGAATACCTGGGCGCCGCAACGCTCAAGAAGATGAAGCAAAACAAGTGGTACGTCCTCGCCCGATTCATCGATCAGCTCCTCTACGACGGGCGCACCGGGCTGCGCGACCCGACGAACCCCCACACGATGGGCTTCCTCACGTCCGAGAAGGTGTACGTCGGTGAGGCGGTGCCTGCGCACGTGAAGATCCTGGGCCACGAGGGCGCCTACATCAACACGGAGAGGGGACTGCGCGAGCTGATGCACGAGTGCGAGCGCATGGCGATCAGGGAGGTCACGTGATGACCGGGGACGCATCGGACGGCGAGCGCATCGCCGACGTCATTGCGTGGGCCGAGTCTCGCGTTCGCTGCTGCCGGCAGCAGGAGGAGAAATTCGGGGCGTCCTGGACCCACCGCGAGAAGCACCAACATGGGCCGCCGCAGGCGCTCATCGAGGCGTGGACAGAGCGGCGAGCACTCCAGGCCGTGATCGACGTGCTGCGCCCCACCTCTGCGAAGCCGGAGGAGCCGTGACGTGCGGCATTCACCGGCTCTGCGCGGAGGATGCCCCCACGCGCTGCCCTTGGTGCGAAATCGGCGTGCAACTTGCGGAGGTCGCTCGGCTGCGCGATGCTCTGGAGGAGATCCGTCGCTACCCCACGCTCGCGCCCGGGTGGCAGGACATCGCCCGCGAGGCGCTACGCACTACTTCGGCAAGGCCCGTGGCCGGTGGTAAGGATGAGCGATGAGCGACGAGTACCAGCGCGTAGCAGGCGGCTGCTCGTGGCTCGGCCGCTCGCTCGGCCTGCGGGTGATCGAGGCTTCCGCGCAGCAGGTCCGCAAGGTGCTTGCCGGCAAGAGCAATGCGGATGACCGAGACGTCCAGCGCGTCGTCGAGTCGAACGTCTTCGGGGCGGCCGCTGCGTCGAACAGCCGCGCGCGTGACGCTGCCGCCATCGGGCTGCTCGCCGGCTGGATTCTCGCCGGCCGCGCAGTGCTCCCGGCGCCTCCCCCGCCCAAGCCGAAGAAGTCTCGCGCCCCGAAGGCGGTGACGGCGTGAGGCAAAGCAGCAAAGTCTTTCTCCCGCTCGCCGTCGGCGCGGCCGTTCGCGCAGCTGATTCGATTCAGCGAGGACCACGACGCGTGGCCTCTCACCCGAGCACACGGGGAAGAAGCCGCACATCATCCGGTAACGAGTGCACGCATTCGGTGAGCGAGTCGACGATCGATGACGGTACTCGGTACGAGTGCAAGACGAAGCAACACGAGGAGCTGAGCGAATGAAATCCAAAAAAAGCATACTGAAGTTCGACGCGAAGACCGGGTTCCCGTTCACTAAAGGGGATGCGATTCTGATCCGCACGGTGACCATGTATCAGGTGGGCCGTGTCGTAAACGTGGGGCCGGACTCGATCACACTTACCGATGCGTCGTGGATCGCGGATATCGGTCGCCTCAACGTCGCCCTTTCGACAGGTTCGCTGAACGAGATTGAACGTGCGCCGTCGTGGGTGGTTACCGGGCGGGGCGCCATCGTCGACATCTACCCGTGGAGTCACGACCTACCGCAAGCGACCAAATGAACGCAGCGATGCTCAGCGCAGGTTTCGACTCGTCGTGGTCGCGGTCGTGGTCGGGGTCGCGGTCGTGGTCGGGGTCGCGGTCGTGGTCGTTGTCGCGGTCGGGGTCGCGGTCGGGGTCGGGGTCGTGGTCGGGGTCGCGGTCGTGGTCGCGGTCGCGGTCGCGGTCGTGGTCGCGGTCGTGGTCGGGGTCGGGGTCGTGGTCGGGGTCGTGGTCGTGGTTGCGGTC